GCCCATGGACCCCATTCCTTACGAGTCGGGATACGCCCGCAACATCGCCCTGGCCGTGTACCACTCGGCCCTGCACGTGCTCGTCGGGGACGTCCCGCTGGTCTGGGACGACTATGATGGCCTGTCCTGGATCACGGACAATCTGGACGAGGTCTTCGACGACGGCGGAAACACCACGGACCTGCGCGAGTACCGGGACGAGGTGCGCCGGTTCGCCGCATGGTGCTGGGTCGGCGATTTCGCCGCGGACCTGGACAACGACATCCCGCTCCAGGTGACCAAGGAGTCCACGCCGAACATGATCCGGTACCTCACCGGCGGGCACGGGAGCGTCGAGATCGCCGTCGCACCCGACGACGACGGCCTGATCGACGTCAACCTCCTGGACCGGGACGGATACGGGCTGCACTACCACCTGGCCTACGGGATCCCGGAGGTTCAGGAGGTTCGCGAGCGGGCCATCATGTTCCTGAACAACAGGATCGAGAAGAACAAGAAGGAGAGGAAGGAGAACCATGTCGGCTGACGACAGGATCGAAATGGACGAGGACATGGCCGAGTTCTGGGCCGAGGTGAAGGACCGACTGCCCGGACTCCTCGGCCGGGACGGGTTCGTGTCGGCCTACCCGCTGGCTGACCCCGGCGATGTCGACATCTTCACCTCGTGGTGGAACCAGAAGGAGGAGCACATCGCCTCCCTGTACCACTACCCCCGGGTTCCGACGGGCGCGGAGAACAAGGAGAAGTGGGAGTACGAACCCTGCTTCAACCTCCTCGTCGACGAGCCCGGAACCGACGGGCGCACCCTGACCGACGTCACCCCCAAGCAGGTCGCCAGGGTCATCGAGAAGCGGGCCGCCGACCAGGTCCGCCAGCACCTGCCCGGTGCGTGGACCGCAGGGGACTACTTCGAGTGGGATGAGTCGATCATCGCCGATTTCTGCGACTACGCCTGCGAGGCGAAGAACATGGGCGAGTTCGCCGAGTACGTGCAGGAGCGGGCCGACAAGGTCCTGGCCCGCCGGGCGCTGACCACCATGGTCGACTACCTCCTGCTGGAGGAGGCCCCCTTCACGGTGGCGGTGTTCCCCGCCCTCGGGATGAGCAACATCAACCTGCCGGAGCGGGTCATCAAGATCCGTACCGGCCGGGGGACGGCGAAGGTCGCCCTGTCCACACTGGATGGGACGAACCTGGGGGATGTCGGCATCACGATGGGCTCGCGGGGCGTGTCGTACCCGTTCTGCGCCATGACGGGCCTCATCAATGCCGCCGTCAGCGGCGGGCGCAAGGGAGGTGACGGGGCGTGAACGGGAACACCGAGGCCGTGTGGTTGTACATCAAGGCGCTCCTGCCCCCGGGCCTTGATGGGGCGCTGGAACCCGGGGGTCGGGAGAACGGGATCATCCCCACGAACTTCCACGGGCTCGACTTCGAGATCTTCGGTGAGCCCTTCGGTCTGGTTGTTGAACAGGCCAGCGGCGACGAACGCAACTTCCGAGACGACGATTTCGAGGACTGGATCGTCGACAAGGTCCTGCGCGCGTGGTTGGAGGAGACCGACTTCTACCGGCACCTCGTCATCAGCGCCGGGAGGGTCTTCTGGTTCAACCCCAACGAGGATCCCGAACGGGCTACGCTCCTGGTCGATGTGAACCCGAAGGGGTGCTGGCGCTCGACGCAGGCCCGGCTCGACAGCGCCACCAGGCTCATCGCCTACGAGAAGGTGCGACGGTGGGTGAGCAGCACGCTCAACTTCCGTGCGGTGCAGAGCAAGCGGTACACCGTCACGACGGTGGACAAGCAGGACGAGAGGACCGAGTTCCGCATCTGGGACAAGGAGTGCTACCTGCCGGTCAAGATCATCACCGTCCACGCCTTCGGGCGCATCGACGTGCGGCCCGTCATTCACGAGGAGCCCGACACTCTGGAGTTCTGCCCCGGGGGGAGGCCCACGGGGCTGTCGAGCAAGAGCGAGGACGATATCAAGGCCCTGTTGAATCGCGTTGAGAAGAGCCTGGAATGAGCAGGCTCGTCCCGGAGAGCATGGACCGGGGCGCCGTCCTGGCCGGAGCGTACATGCTTCTGGCCCTGTGTCAGCAGGGTGTGCCCGTGGTCAGGATTAAGTACGTTCGGGATGCTGTGGTGAACATCGACGTGGGGAGGGTTTCCATGGGCGTCTACGCTGTCTGTGATCGTGTCGTCCTGTCTTGTGAGGCACCGCCTGGTCGCAACAGCATCAGGTTCCGGGACTTCAAGGCGGAGCTTCACCCTGATGACGACGGGATCCTGCACCAAGAGGACATTCAGACCATCATCCGCGGGGCCCGGGAGATGCGGATCTTCACCGGGGCCCCCGAACGCTCCTGATACACAAGAGGAAAGAGAGGAACAACATGAGTAACCACACGCCCAACAGCCCCTGGGACAGCCGGTTCGGCGCCGAGGTCTGGCTCCAGGGGATCATCGCCGAGTGCCTGGGAGGCCGGTACTGGGGGCTGTCGGAGGACGACGAGCTCTTCGACGCCGTCTTCGAGATGCACCGGGTGCGCTGGCAGATCTGCTACCGCCTGAGGCGGCAGTTCGTCGACGACCCCGACGGCCTGATCAACTTCATCGAGAAGTACAGGGCGGGGAAGACGGATGAGGAGTGGGAGGCCGCCAGGCCCGTGATGGTCACGAACGATGGGCCCGAGCCCAAGGACGTGGGGGAGCACGCATGAGCAGCATCAAGCCCCGACACTCCTGGAGCGAGGCGTACTACGCCGCAGTCTGGCTCCGTAAGTTCATCCACGAGAACCTGGGCCCCCGGTACCAGGGCCTTTCGGCGGACCCGGTTCTCTTCGACCGGGTCTTCAAGAAGATCCCGATCCGCTGGTCGACGTTCTACGATCTGCGCAAGCGGTTCGAGGACGACCTCGACTCCCTGGCCGACTTCATCAAGGGGTACCAGGCGAAGAAGGAGCAGCGCTGATGGCACGCATCCTCAACCTCACCGGGCGGCCGCTGCGCATCATCGACCCCGACGACCGGGAGTCCACCATCATGGTGCTCCAGTCCGACGGCAACTCGCCCACCGTGCGGCACCGGGACGAGGGCATGACCTCGGTCCATGCCACCGTGCCCGGCTGGCGGGGCGTCACGCGCATCCCCATCGGGTGCAAGGGGCGGGCCACGCACGCTTTCCTGCCTCCCTACCGGGAGGACACGTTCCTGGTGGTGTCCAGGATGGTGCAGCAGACCGTCGAGGACATGTTCCCCGAGAGGGACGACATCCTCACCCCCGGGCGCAACGTGCGCCGGAACGGGGTCCACTACGGCTCCCTTGGCCTGACGGCCTCCGGAGCCACCGCCCGCAGGCTGCTGAAGCGCTGACGGGAGCCCCCGCCGTAATGAAGTTACTGCGCTTTATTGCGGAGGAGTAAAGGGAGGTTCGAGTCCTCCCCGGGGGCCTGTTCACGCACACGAAGAGAGAAAGGAGTCATCGTGAACGACAACAACTTCAAGACGACGGACGACTGGGACGAACTGGCCGAGGCCCTCGATCGGGCGCTGCCCTACGGCGTCAGCGTCTACTTCCCCGGCAAGGAGGACGACGAGGACCACGACCTGCGCCTCATCCCCGGTGATGATGGGTTCGCACGCCTCGTCATCGACCTGGGAGACGAGGATGTGGCCTGGAGTGAGGAGACCATCCACCTCCAGTGGGGTCGCGACGAGGGCGCGGACGAGCACGACCCCGACCTTCAGTGGTGGACTCGGGACTGGTCCCGCTCTGGTGTCGGGGATACCGATAGCCCGCAGGATATGGACGAGGCCATGAGCGAACTGGCCGGGGACGTCATCGGCACCGCGCTCGACATGATCCACCACCTGGCCGGAGGCGAGCGCGAGGACGGGAAGATCTACTACAACGACGAGGTCATCGTCGACCTCGACGATGACCTGAGGGAGGTGCTCGCCGACGCCTACGACAAGGGTGCCATGGATGTGCGCCAGTTTATCCGCGAGACCATCGTGGGCAACATCGACCTCCAGCCCGAGGAGGGGTTCGCCGACGTGAAGCAGGACCCGTCTTCGGACTGGATCTTCGTCAACGAGCGAAGCGGTCGGGCGCTGAGCCTGGATGTCGACCTGCGCTACCCCTGCGACGGGGGATCGCGGTGCATGGTGACCAGGCAGTCCTCCAAGAACAGCGACACGTTCTTCATCAAGCGGGCGGAGGAGGCGATGATGAGCCCTGAGGACTTCGAGGAGATGCACGCCGCCATCGACTGGCTGATCGACGAGGACGCCGAGAAGGAGGCGGACGAGGAGTGACCCGCAGACCCTATAAGGACATCATGGCTCGGGCGCTGGCCAAGCACACGGGGCGGTCCCTGGACGACGTCGAGCACCTGGACCACGCCCGCGGTGTGAGGACTAAGGACGGGTCCTACACGGTGGCCCTGTTCGGGGCCCCCGTTCGGGGCCTCGTCGTCAAGCACCGGCAGATCCGCGTCACCCGGGGCCTGAGGCGCCTGTCGGCGTCGGACGTCGAGGACCTGCTCACCGAGGCGGACCGGCGCTTCGAGGCCTACTGGACGGCGGTGAACGTCTGCCACGCCCGGGCCCATTGGATTGTGGCCCTTAAGGAGAACGAGATCGTCCTGTCGAATGGTAGGACGCTTCGCTACGATGAGGCCTGGAAGGTCTTCAAGTGAGGAAGAGAGGAACAAGAGAGATGGCAACTGACATCGAACACATGGTTGTCGACGTCATCAACATGCACCTGGACGGGCTGCCCCGCTACCCGTTCGGGCACCCGAACGCGGGTGAGGACGACAGGGACTACTGGCAGGCGGTGGACGAGCTCGCCCACCACCCCCGCTTCAACGACACGCTGATGGACCTGCCCTTCGAGGTCCGTGTCGACTGCGAGGGGGCCCTGCTGTGAGCACCGCAGAGGAGAGGATCAAGGGCCACCTGCCCAAGGCTATGCGCAGCGCCGTCAGGTTCGAGGACGGTCAGGTCACCTGCGACTGGGACGAGCGGACCGCCTGGCCCTACGAGGACACCTTCGGCAGCATGACCATCTGGTCGGGCGGGCGCGACCAGGACATCACCGACGTCGCCGCCGCCATGTATCTCACCGAACGGGCGTTCACCGACGACATCCTGCCCAGCCTGGACCGGGCACTCGACGGAATCTACAAGTTCAACGTCCGCAAGGGGACCGTGCGCCTCAGGGACTCCGGTATGGGGCCCTTCCTGGACATGAGGGAGCACGACTACTACAACGACGCCGTGGAGGCAGGGATCAGGGCCCTGGCGGACCAGACGGTGCGCCTGGCCGTCGCTGACGCGGCCACGCGGCTGGGGCCGCACATCATCGAGCGCACGGGCGACGGCGCCACGATCATCACGACAACGCAGGGAACCGTGTGCATGAACCCCGAAAACACGAACGGGTACGGGTCCGTGCAGGTCGTAGTCGACACTCCCCGGCAGCACGGTGTCGAGCGCATCGCACCCGGGGGCGCCCTGCCCCGCTACGTTATCTGGGACCTTAACAACCCCACCGAGTGAAAGGACAGCAACATGCTAAACACGAAGATCATTCGCAACGACCAGGAGGTCACCGTCGCCAAGCTGCGCGGCGTCGTCAAGACCATCACCCGAACCTCGGAGATCGAGGGAATGGAGTGGTCGGTATTCGCCGACCGCATCGTCGCCCAGCGCGACGCCATGGACTCCCTCGGCGGCGACCAGGAGGCCGTCAGCATCATCGACGACGCCCCCGACGGCCAGAACTGGTCCGTCGTGTTCACTCCGGTCAGGGGGCGGCGATGAACTTCGAGTACTTTAACCCGCCGGGGCGCCCCTACACCGACGACCGCATCGAGCTGTGGTGCGGAAACCTGAAGAGCGCAAAGCGGGTGCACTGGGAGTACCTGGACGACATGCTTAACCGACTGATCGACATGGCCAACGCCTGGGACGGACAGGCCGAACGAGACAAGTGGATGTCGTGGGTCCACTCCGTGGTCCTGGCGTCCACTGCCCAGCGCACCTTGGTCCACCGGCCGGATGGATTCTCCCGCCTCGACGACGCCCCTGACGGCACGCAGTGGATGCTGCGGATCAACCCCTACGAGACGCAGACCGGAACCGACGTGGTGAGGAAGGAGGGAGACGATGCCGCGGTTTCTTGAGGCCCGGGACTTCGACCGGCTGTATGAGGCCGTTGTGGCCGCCGGGTGCCATGTCGAACGCCACGGCGAGTGCTTCTTCTGGGAGGATGAGTTCGGGGCCTGGGGTGTGGGCCCCGACCTGATGGGCCAGGAAGTTCGGGTTCGGCGCCGTGTCGACCTGCCCGACACCAATGAGGTGTGGGAGTTCGAGGCGCTGCTCGACCCCGAGATCTGCTGCGACCCCGACTACTTCGTGGGAGTGACGCTCCAGTACATGGCCAACCGGACCCCACAAGAGGCCCGGAAGAACGAGAAGGAGGAGAAGAACAAGGATGAGCGCTGAGGACAAGAGGACCAATGAGTTGGCCCTGGCCATGCTGGGCTTGCGCGTGGCCATGATCCGCAAGGGCTACCGGCCCCTGCCCACCGACGAGAGCCAGGGCCCCGAGGGCCTGTGCATGATCGTGTGGGTCATGGGCGGCCAGGAGTGGACGGCCGCCATCACCGCCTGGGACGTGCTCACCCTGATGCGGCGCACCGGCCGAGCGGGGGAGCTCATCGAGATCAACCTCGACACCGCCCGGCTCGACAAGCCCGATCAGATCGTGGAGCGGATCCTGCCCTCGCTCCTGGGTATTGACATCCCCGTCAAGTAGCAACAGGAAGGAAGAGGGATGCACAACTACATCGAGGAGCGACTCAAGGAGATCATGCCCGACGACGTCCCCTACATGCGGGTGGCGGCCTGCGACGCGGACGCCGACGCCTGGGACGAGCAGGGCGGGGCGGACGTGTGCGTGCGCATCGAGAAGCCCTGGCTGTGGTATGTGCTGGGCACCCTGAGGGGCCCGTACTATTACCTGCGCGACCACGGGGCCATGGTCCCCGAGATCGCCTTCCATGTCAGCGAGCCGAGCCTGTTCAGCGACGGGGAGCACATGGGCTACCAGCGCTGTGACGACGTCATCTACTACCGCGGCGACGACCTCGACGACCTCCTGCGCAGGTTGGCCGTGGATGTGGAGGATCTGGCCCGCAATACTCTGAGGAAGCACGGCAATGAGGCTTCGTGACTACCAGGCGGCGGCGGTCGAACAGGTCGCCGCCGCCGGGGGCACGGGTCTGCTGGCCATGTGCTTAGGCGGGGGCAAAAGCCTGACTGCCCTGTCGTGCGCACAGCGGTCTCTGGAAGACGAACACAAGAGCGTTGAAGACGGCCGCATCCTCATCGTCGCGCCCCTGCACACCGTCGACGGCTGGAGGCGGCACATTGAGGAGGTCTGGGGTCTGGAACTGCGCGAGTGCGCGGCCAAGGGTGCGGACAGGAAGGCGAACCTCGAAGCCCTGTGGGACAGGAACGAGAAGGGGGTCTTCTTCATCGGCTGGTCCCTCATGACCGCCCGCAACAAGCACAAGAAGAAGGACAACCGGACCGGGAGGATGGTCTCCGCCCCCGACACGCACACCTTCGGCGGCACCCTCTTCGACGTCGTCATCGCCGACGAGGTGCACCGCGCCTGCAACCCCCAGTCCCTCAACTCCAAGGTCCTGTGCCGCATCCGGGCCAAGCGGCGACTGGCCCTGTCGGCCACTCCGGCCGGAAATATCCCGGCCAACGTCTACGGCGCACTCCACTTCCTGTGGCCCGTACGCTACACCTCGTTCACCCGCTTCGCCGACTTCTTCTTCAAGTCGCAGTTCAACCCGTACTCCGAATCCGGGTACGGGAAGCTCTACGGCGAGGAGAAGTGGCCCGGACGAGTGCGGGCCACGACGCCGTGCTGGGTGTCGGTGACCAGGCAGCAAGCCCTGCCGGAGTTGGCTGATGTCGACATCCGCCGCGTGGCCGCGACCATGACCCGGGAACAGACGCGCATCTATCGTGCGTGGCGGGACAAGGCGATCGCGTGGCTCGACGACCACCCCGTCGCTGTCAACCTCCCCGTCGTTCTCGACACCCGCCTCCAGCAGGCGACCCTCGCCCAGCCGATCGTCATGGACCTCACCACGCAAACCGGCGGACTGAAGGAGGTCGTCACGTTCGACAAGGATGCCCGGAGCGGCAAGATCGACGCGCTGCTCGACATCCTCCAAGACCTGGGCGACGAGCGGGTCATCGTCTTCACCCACTCCCGCAAGTTCCTCACTCCCCTGCGGTGGCGCCTGGAGAAGGCGGGCTACCGGGTGGAGCAGGTATCAGGGGGCGACCACGAGGGCTGGCGCACCTTCCGCGACGACCACGAGGTGCAGATCCTCCTGGCCGTCGTGTCCGCCATCGCCGAAGGCGTCGACGGGCTCCAGACGGACTGCCACACGGAGATCTGGCTGTCCAGGGACTCCTCCCTGGTCATCAACGAACAGGCCCAGGGGCGGCTTCACCGCTCCGGGCAGAAGCGGGGTGTCGTGCGCTACCTGGTGCAGTGCCCCGGGACCATCGACGACACCGTCGTCGGAAGACTTGCCGAAAGGCACCGCGCCCTGACGGAATCAGGGCTCATCTAGAAGGAAGAGGGATAGAACATCGTGAACGATGACGAACTGTCCGAACTGATCGAGCGGCGGCTCGGGCTCATCGAGGCCCGCTCCGCCGTCAACAGGCAACTGACCGGACTCAACCAGGCGATCGCCGCCGAGATGACCCGACGGGGGCTCGACCGCTACGACGGCGCCGTGCTCACCCGCCGGTCGCACTTCCGCCCCTTCGTCGCCGCCGCCCTGCTCGACGAGAGGCTCGTGTCGACGGATGAGCGGATGGGCGTGTACAAGGAGGTCATCGACCCCGGTGCCCTGAAGGAGCGGTTCCCCGACATCTACGCCCAGGCGTGCGAGCCCGGTGAGCCCTACCTGGTGCAGCGGGTTCGGAGCGACGGCGAAGACGAGGGCCTGTGATGTGGGGTTCTGAGGCCACCGGCCGGGCCCTGGAGATTGTCGGAGCCCCCACGGACCGGGACCGCCAGCGCCACGTCGGCCCCTCCGAGCTCGGCGAGGTGTGCGAGCGGTGCCTGGCCGACAAGATCCGCGGCACCTATGAGGACAAGAGGGCGGGCACCCCGCTCGCCCCGCTGCTGGGCACGGCCTTCCACCTGCTCGCCCAGCAGCGCTTGTCGAACTCTCCGGAGGGGCGGGCGGGGCTGATCCTCGTGGAGAAGCGGGTCGACGTCGCCCAGATCGACAGCTACGGGCCGATCCGGGGCACTGTCGACCTGTTCGACACCGTCAGGCGGGAGGTCATCGACTGGAAGGTCCTGTCGAAGGCCCGCATGGCGGGGGTCTCCTCCGTCGTGCACAACCGCCTGGACGGCTCGGTCCTGATGGACCGGGACAAGGTCATCTGGGAGACCGCGTGGAAGTACTACGCGCAGATGATGCTCTACGGCTACGCCCTGGAGCGCGACGGCTACGAGGTGGAGCGGGCGAGCCTGCTCATGATCCCGCGTGACGCATCCACGGACGTCCTGCCGGGCGCGGCCCGGACGCTGGTGTTCCAGTACCGTCGGGCCGTCGCCGAGGCCGTCCTGGGCCGTTTCAGCGAGCTCGTGGCCCGGGTCCGTGGCGAGGAGAACGGAGCGGGGGTGTCGAGTGGAGGGTACGAGTCCTCGCCCGGCTGCTACCGCTGCAAGAGACTGAAGAAGGAGGAGGCCGACATGGCCGCATGGGGAGGTATGCCGTGATCGTCAGTATCGGCATGATCGAAGAGGCGCTGAGGAAGGTGGGGTGGGTGCAGGATCGGCCCCGCAACAACCTGGGCCGCTATCGGGCGGTGTACACCAAGGACGGGCGTCAGTTGGCACTGGTCGCCGGGCACAACGGCGCTGTTGCCATCTTCGAGTGGAGCGAGTCGATGGGCTGGACGCGGGCTTACGTGGGTTACCACGACGAGGTCCTCAAGTGGGTCGAGCGGGAGGCGCGATGAAGGGTTCGGCGATTCGCACCAGGGGCATTGAGCGTGCCCTGGAGAGGATGGGGCGGCTGCCCGGCCTGATCGTCAGCGATGGCGAGGAGGTGCGGCTTCTGTGTGGAGACAGCACCACGATGTGGACCATCACCAATGAGCTCAACATCGACACCGAGCCGCTCGTCCTCGCGCTGACTCGTCCGGCTGGCACGAGGAAGCACGACCGTATCGAGTGCACGCTGACCAGCCGGGGCGAGGAGGTCAACCTGCGCACTGAGGATGACCTGGAGCGTCTGGTGGCCTTGTGGCGGCTGCGCGGTGTCGAGGGCGCCGAGCTGGTCGACACCCTGCTCCTGCCGGGCTGGAAGCAGCTGGCTCTGTTTCCGCTCGACGAGGCCGACGGCGGCGGAGAGGCGGCGTGATGTCGACATCGGCATTCGATAAGATGCTCGCAGCAGCAGGTTTCACCGCGGAGGATCCGCAGGAGCTCAAGGATATCTCGGTACTCATGTACGGAGGGGCAGGGAGCGGAAAGACGAGTTTTTCGGCCACCGCATCCAGGGTCCCCGAAATGTCCCCCGTCCTTTACCTCGATTTCGAAAGGGGCACGCTTCCCCTGAGGGAATGGGGCGAGCTGGACAAGATCACCATCATCCACCTGGACTCCTGGGCCGACACCCACCGGTTCATCGCCCAGGTTGTCCGGCCCACGATGAACAGTAGGTCCTTCCCCTACCGCACCGTCGTCTTCGACACCATCGACAAGCTCCAGGAGCTCATCGTGGGCGAGTCCCGTACGGCCAATCCCGGCAACAACTACAAGCCGTGGACCGACGCCTACGACAATGTCATGACTCTGATCAACGCCTTCATGCGATGCGATGGCGTCAACCTCCTGGCCCTCACCCACGTTGCCCGGGTCACCAACTCGGTGACCGGGGAGACCGAGATCGGACCGGCCTTCCGGGGCCAGCAGTCCGACAAGCACATGCCCTCCAACTTCGACTTCGTCGCCTACATGAGGTCGGGCAGGTTGGAGAGCGGGCAGTTCGCCGTCCGAGCGGACTTCGCTCTGCCGGGGGCTATCACCAAACGCCGGGTCAAGGACTTCCCCGACTTCTTGGAGAACCCCACCATGGGCCGGGTCTGGATGCTCGCCCACAACACCGAAGCCACTACCAGCACCACCACAACCAATAAGGAGAGCGCATGACCGCCAACGACCCCTTCGCCGCCTTCCCCGCTACCGCCGCCGGTACGTCCGGCGCGGATCTCACCGCCCTGGACGGCCTCGACCTGTCCCAGGTGGAGGTTGCGGAGGAGTTCTCGTTCCGCGCCCCCGAGCCTGGTTTCCACAACGCCGTCGTCACCAAGACGGAGTGCCGGCTGTCGTCCAAGGGCTTGCCGATGGCCGTCCTCACGTACGCCATCGACGACGCCAACGACCCCGACCACGGTGTCGTCGTGCTGGGGTACACGGTCCTCTACTTCAAGCGCACGGAGCAGGGGCGGACCACGCGGGTCCTCAACCCCGGTTTCCGGCGGATGCTGGAGGCTGTGGACCTGTGGCGCGAGGACCCGCGTGAGCGGGTGCCCATGCTCAACGCGGCTGGGCTGAAGACGACCGTCGACCGCCTGTTCGCGCTGATGCTGCGTCGCAAGTGCACGATCAAGACGTCTGTGGCCCCGCCGCGTCAGCGCGTGGACCGTGAGACGGGGCAGCCGATGTTCAACCCCGACGGCTCTCCGCTGATGGGCAGCCCGCGGGGGCAGGTCGACGAGGTGGAGTACGAGCCGGTCGACAGCTCGACCACTCCGTTCTGATCCCCTGATGCCCGGCCGGGGTCTCGTCTTGTGCGGGGCCCCGGCCGGGTCAACAAGGAAAGAGGAGAAGCCATGCTTTTGTTCTACTACGAGAAGAATGAGCTGCGGGCGTTCGTCGATGACGACGGCGCCTGGTTCGTCGCCGCGGACGTGGCCGTGGCTCTGGGGTACCGGGACTCGCCCAACATGCTGCGCAGGTTCAGCAAGAACGAGGTCCGCTGGTTCAAGGTGCCCGGGCGCCGGGGGGTGCATGATGCCAGGGCGGTGTCGGCCCGGGCTCTGATCGGGTTGGCGTTCAGGTCCCGGTCCGAGCGGTCCGAGGGCTTCTACCGCTGGCTGCTCGACGATGTCCTGGATGTCGAGCTGCGCAAGGACGCCCGGGAACGGGCGAGGGCGGAGGCCGTGTCGTGCTGACACTGGAGTACAAGGGCTACCCGGTCCGCCTGTTTGAGGACGTCGACGGCGACGGGCGAGTGTGGTTCGTGTCGAAGGACGTGGCGGCGGCCTCGGGCTACAAGAGCGCGTCTGAGTTGACCCGGGTGGTTGACACGGAAAACCTTAGGCCCTACACTGTTCACACGAACAGGGGGACGCGCACGTCCTCCCTCATTCGAGGCGAGGATCTGCTCGACAGCCTCTCCCGCAGTCGTCTCCCGAAGGCCGAGGCCTTCAGGAAGTGGCTCGTGGATGAGGTCCTGACCGTCAGCCTGCGCCACGACATCAGCACCACCAACCAAGAAGGAGAGATCCCGTGAAGGAACTCACACAGATCCCGTTCCACGACACCACCATCTACACCACCGCCGACGGCGCCTACGTCGCCCTGCGTCCCGTCTGCGACTCGCTCGGCCTGGACTTCTCCGGCCAGTTGCAGCGACTCCAGCGTCAGTCCTGGGCAGTTGTGGGTATGACACCCACAACTGGATCCGACGGCAAGGTGTACGATATGACCACTGTCGACCGACGTACGTTCACCATGTGGCTGGCTACCATCGACACCGGCCGGGTCAAGAACGAGCACACCCGCGAGCTCGTACGCACCTACCAGTGCGAGGCAGCCGACGCCCTCGACAAGTACTTCAACGAGGGCGGCCACGAGAAGTGGTGGGACGGCCGCTACGACGAGAGCGCCTTCTGGGCCAACGCTCAGGGCACCGACCCCGTCCACGTGGTACGCCTGGTGAGCGCCACTGACAAGACCTTCGACTGATGGCCGGGCCCCGGCGTCGCTAAACTGACGGCGTCGGGGCCCCGTCGTCCCCGCGGAAGAGACGGAAACAAAGAAGGAAGAGAAAGAGAACCATGGCCTTCTTCGAGGAGGTACTGCCCGACGCGCCCGGCTGGGTGCCCATCATCACCAAGGACCCCTTCGGGCGCCTCACCGTCTTCAAGTGGTTCTCCTGGCCCGACGAGAAGGCCGCCATGGGGCGCTACGTCGAGGCTCACGGCGCAGGCGACGTCTACTTCAAGCCCATGACGTTCACCCAGCCCCCCTCCCTGACCGACCCCCGCCACGCCACCAAGGCCAACGTGCTGCGCTGCGACGTCGTCTACTGCGACGGCGACGACATGGACCCCTCCAAGCTCGCAATCCTCCCCACCACGTTCGTGCGCACCAGTCCAGGGCATTGGCACGGCTACTGGCGGTTCCTCGACGCCGAGAACCTGTCGAACAACGACATGGAGGACCTGTCGCACGGCCTGTACAACGCTCATGCCGCCGACGGCATGGACCGCGGCTGGCCCCTGGCCAAAATGCTGCGCGTCCCCTGGTCCTACAACACGAAGCCCGAATACGGCGCCCCCTTCCGTGTCACCCAGTACTCCGAGGAGACCGTCAGGAGAAGAGGGGCGGGCGGTGTCGACCTGGTCGAGATCCAGCGCGAGGGCGAGGCCGTCACCGTAGCCGAGTTCGCCGCCCACTACCCTCCGGCCGAACCACTGTCCCAGGAGGAGCTCGACTCCAAGGTCCCCCAGGAGCAGGACCCCAACGAGATCTACCGCCTGCTCGCCCTGGTCAACAACTCCGTCGCCAACGACCTGTTCATGATCCGCCCCGAGATCGGCGACGACTGGTCCGCCCGCATGTACCACCTCCAGTGCATACTCATGGAGGCGGGGTTCGACGCGCGCTCCTGCTACCTCGTCCTGCACGAGGCCGCCTGCAACAAGTACAGGCGCGACAACCGCCCCGACATCGACCTGTGGGTGCAGGTTCAGCGCGACGCCGCAAGGTGGAGGCAGTACCACGACGGCGAAGACTTCATCATGGACGACGACGCCGACATCCTGCGCGTCCTCGGGCTTACACCTTTGGAGGGCGTCAACCAGTTCGGCGATGAGTCCTCGCCCGAAGCGCTTGTCGACCGTCTGCCGTCCGTGCTCGACGCCGACGCCAACGGCCTGTACTGGACGCGAGTGCAGTTCCTCCACCCCGAGGAGCAGCCCATCAACGACACGTTCATCGACGCCTTCACCTCCTGGGTGGGGCACAAGTCCCCGCAGGCCCCGTGGGAGTTCTCCGTGGCCGGGGGCCTGGCCATGCTCTCCGCGCTCCTGTCGCGCTACGCCAAGTTGCCGCTCACCTTCACCGACATGGGCCTCAACCTGTACTGGCTGGTCCTGGGGCGCACCACGCAGTCCCGCAAGAGCACCGCTTTGCGCCTGGCCCTCGGCGTCCTGAACGACGTGGCTGAGGAGGTGGGTGTCGACAGCAGCGGCTACGAGGCCCCCGAGGACGCCACCGCCGAAGCCCTCCAGGAGTGGCTGGGGGACCTGCCCCGCCTGTCCACGCTGCTCAGCGTCGACGAGGTCCAGGACACCTTCGCCGCCGCCTCCCGCAAGGGCTCCTACATGGCTTCCTTCATCCCCATGCTCACCAAGATCTACGATGGCAGGGTTCCCGCCATCCTGCGCAAGACCGGGGGCCTGGCCAGAAAGGGCGGTGTCGACCACCAGATGTCGTTCTACGGCACCGGAATCTTCGACCTCACCGCCCGCTACCTGACCATGGAGCGCATCATCTCCGGCTTCGTACCCAGGTGCCTGGTCGTCGTCGACTCCCGTGAGGGCTTCGAACCCGGCGCCAACGACGTGGAGTGGCGCACCGGCGAGCGGGCCCGTGTCGACCAGGTGCGCGACATGCTCATCCACCACCTGACCTCCGTGGTCAAGTACTGGGACAAGGGCTTCCAGGCCGCCGTGCCCGTCTCGGGGCCCTTCGACGACCTGCGCGTGCCCCTCAAGTGCGAGCAGGACGCCCTGGAGCGCTGGAAGTGCTTCGCCTACGACGTCACGTTCCTGGCCGCCAACCACCCGCTCAACGCCGTGGCCCTGTTCCCCACCTGCGAGCGGCTGTCGTTCTCCGCCCTGCGGGTGGCGGCCCTGCTGGCCATGACGGAGATGAAGGACACCATTGAGCTGCGCCACGTCGTCAAGGCGATCGACCTGGCCGGAACGTGGGCCAGGTGCGCTGAGGCCCTGGTCAACCAGGTCGACTCCAACGGCTTCTCCCGCATGGTCTCCGACGTCGAGCAGTGGGTCGCCTCCCAGCCGGGCCACAGGGTGTCGTACGCGGCCCTGGTCACCAAGTTCCAGAATAAGTTCGACGGCCCCGAGGTGCTCACCCGGATCCTCATGCACTGCCAGAAGAAGGGAACCCTGCGAGACATTCTGCCCAACCCCGACCGCCCGGGCGACCGCGAGGTCGTCTACACCGCCCGGACCGTAACCGACGCATAGCAAACCAGCACAACAAGAAGAGAGAGAGAACCATGATCACCCACCGAGAGCCGGCCAAGACCATCTACTCACCCCACCCACTCCTGGGGGCGCTCCTCGACCACCGCTTCGGCGACTGGCGCATCACGTCCCTCGACCCGGCGGGGTGGACGTCCACCCGCGGCGCCGTGTTCGACATCAAGTGCGTCTTCTGCGGGCGGCACAGCCAGGCATCCGCGTCGGGGCTGCTCGAAGGGCCGCTGTGCGGCTGCAAGGCGGGCATCAAGGCCAAGGGGCGCCAGCGGGCCGCGAGCGACCTGCGCCTGCGCAAGTCCCTGCTCAAGCGGGCCGACAACTGGCGCAAGAGCCCCGGGGGCATGACGTGGGCCAACGGCACGGAGGCCGTCAACTGGGTCCTGTCCAACTTCAACCTCCCCCCGTTCGACGACATGGACGGCTGGTCGTTCATGCGTCCCGACAGCAGCCTGCCGTGGGGGCCGGACAACATCGACTTCCGCCCCAAGTTCGAGGTGCGCCAGAAGGTCGGCGAGGTTCCGTGGCGGGTCAAGGGCGAGGAGCGCCGCCGTCTCAAGGAGCAGGAGGAGACCGGTGAATGACTTCTGGGCCGCCGAGCCCGTGTTCCTGGTGCCCGACCCCCATGACCTGACGGACGAGCAGATCGGGGTGCTGCGCGACGTCAAGATGGCAATGGGCAAGTCGATCGACCTGGCCGGACCCGACTGGCCTCTGGACCCCCGCCGCCCGGCCATCGGCCTGTTCGGTGTCGAGGGCCCGTGGACGGCCCCCGCCGACGGCGGCTTCGACGAGATCTGGCCGCTGGTCCTTCAGGGCCGTTGGACGGTGACCGCCTCGGAGACGGGCGGGGCGCCGTGGATGACGCAGGACGTCCTGTGGCTCGACATCGAGACCTACTCGCCCGTCGACCTGGCGAAGAGCGGGGTGTATAAGTATACGGAGCACCCAGACTGGCGGATCCTCATGTGCTCTTGGGCCCTGAATGACGGTGAGGTGCAGCGGGCCGAGGGCCACGAGGCGATCCTCAAGATCCCCGGCCTGTTCGACAAGAAGGTTCTCAAGATCGCCCACAACGCCTCCTTCGAGCGCGTCAACCTGTCGAGGCTCAAGAGTCGAGGACGGGGGAAGTTCCTACCCCCCGAGCAGTTCTTCGACACCGCCGCCCTCGCACGGGCGTGGGGGCTGCCCGCCTCCCTGAAGGACTTCGCTCTGGCCATGGGCGCTGAGGAGAAGGACGAGGCCGGAACCCGGCTCATCAACCTGTTCTCCAAGCCGAACCGCAAGGGCGAGAGGGTGACCGCGGAGGAGAAGCCCGACGACTGGGCGGCGTTCGGCGCCTACTGCGACCAGGACGTGGAGACCATGCGCGACGCCGCCAAGAGGCTCGCACGCGACTTCCCCCGAGGTGAGCGCGCCGTCTACGAGGTGGACCAGCGGATCAACGACCGGGGCGTCCGTGTCGACACCGCGCTGGCGCAGGCCGCTGAGCGCTGCTTCAAGGACAACCGTGCCGAGGCGCTGAAGGAGATCGAGAAGATCGCCGGTGTCGACAACGGCAACTCGGTGGCCCAGCTGAGAGCGTGGTTGAAGAGCCGGGGTGTCGACACGGAGGACCTGCGCAAGGACACGGTGAAGGAGCTGCTGGAGGGCGAACTGCCCGACGACGTCCGCCGGGTGCTCACGCTGCGTCAGGAGTGCGCGGTGTCGGCCGCGGCCAAGTTCACCGCCGCCATCCGGGCCACGAATGACGACGGGCGCCTGCGGGGCACGATGCAGTACTTCGGCGCGTCGACGGGCCGGTTCGCCGGTCGGCTCATCCAGTTCCAGAACCTCGCCCGCGACGGTTTCAAGGCGGCCGGGGGCGGTTACGACACGCAGGCCGAGGAGGCTGCGGTGGGGCGGCTGCTGGAGGGCGGTTCGGTTCCCTCGCCAGAGCTGAAGAAGCTGATCCGCCCGCTGCTCATGGGGCCGTTCGTCGTGTGCGACTACTCGTCGATCGAACCCCGTGTGCTGGCCTGGTTGTCGGGCGAGCAGTGGATGATTGACGCCTTCAACAACAATGAGGACATCTACGTCGCCACTGCTGAGCGCATGGGCGGCGTCGAACACGGATTCGATCGGCAGAAGGGCAAGGTCGCTACCCTGGCCTGTCTGCCGGGGTCGTCTCGGATCTTGACGAGCCGGGGCCTGGTCCCGTTGCGGAACGTTCGTATCTCGGATAAGGTATGGGATGGCTCTCGGTTTACCAGGCACGGAGGAGTTGTCTACCGAGGGCGGAGGAGAGTGATGACCTATGACGGACTCACAGCAACGCCGGACCACCTCACCTGGGCGTGGGGCATGGGGGCACCGGGGCTGGTACGACTCGAAGACGCCGCCGCCAGCGGATCACGTCTCGTACAATCAGGATCAGGTAGGACTCCGCTTCGGGTGGGTGGAAATCCTGACCGCGGAGCGTCGGTACACCCGGGGTTGGTGCGACTCGATGGTGCTGACCCGGTGCACCGGTTGCGGCCACGTGCAGTGGACGAACTTCACGAACCTGAAGACGGGGAAGTCGAAGGGGTGCTGGCCTTGCAGCCGTCCTCGGAAGATCCCCAAGAAACTGGACCGGGTGTTGACCCAAGCAAAGCAGCGGTGCACCAACCCGAACGACGCAGCCTACTCCCACTACGGCGGCCGGGGTATCACCTTCGACTTCGCTTCGGTGACCGAAGCGGGCCTGTGGATCCTGGGGAACCTGGGTCCGTGCCCCGAGGGGTACGAGCTCGATCGCGTGGACAACAACCTCGGGTACGCCCCCGGAAATCTGCGGTGGGCCACCCGGGCTCAGAATATGGCGAACAGAAGGTGCACCCGTCTGGAGGAGTACCGTCCCGAAGAGTGGCCGTACGAAGCACCCACCGTTCGGCGCAAGCTCTCAGAAGGCTTTTCGAGAGAAGAAATCTTCCAGCAAGCCGAGTTGGCTGTGAAGCAGAAGCGCAAGGGCTGGCGGCGGATCCAGCAGCGGTTGACGTCTATGACATCCGAAATGCGGGGCCGCAGCATCGGTACACCGCGGACGGAGTCCTAGTACACAACTGCGGATATCGGGGCGGTGTCGGCGCCATGCTCGCCATGGGCGGCCGTAATGTGCTCCCCCCGAGTGCCTCGGAGGATGAGGTTCGTAGACGACTCAAGGAGATTGTCGACGCCTGGAGGGCCCAGTCCCCCGCCGTCCGGCGCTTCTGGTCGCAGCTGGAGCGCATCCTCAACACCGGTGGGGGTGTCGAAACCGGCCTGGTCAGCATCGAGGTCAAGGGGCGGGACCGCTACGTGTGGCTGCCCTCCAGGAGGCCCATCGTCTACCGGGGCCTCACCCGCCGCTGGAGGCAGCCCCTCGACGTCGACGGCACCCCGCTCGGCCCCGCCCGCCTCGTACCCCACGTCCTCAACACGGGGGGCGACAGGGCCCGGGTCCCCTACAAGCCGCTGCACGGGGGCATCATCACCGAGAACATCGTCCAGGCCGTCGCCCGCGACATCCTCGTCCAAGCACTGCGGAACCTGGAGGAGGCGGGCTGGTCCGTCGTCACCCACATCCACGACGAGGTCGTCTGTGAGATCCCCCAAGACAAGCGAGACCTCAGCGAGGCCGAGCTCGTCACCGAAGTGTCCGAGATCATGTGCCGTCCGCCCTCCTGGGCCGACGACGATCTCGTGATCAAGGCCGCCGGTTACACCTGCCAGCGGTACCACAAGGAATGACAAGAAGGAGAGGAACCATGTCCGACGACATGATCAACCACCCGCCCCACTACAGGCTCGGCGACCGCGAGGTCATCGAGATCACCGAGCACCTGGACTTCCTGTCCGGCAACATCGTCAAGTACATCTGCCGCGAGGGGCGCAAGAGGGGCGCCGACCCCCTGGCCGACCTGTATAAGGCGCTGTGGTACCTGGAGCGCAAGATCCGCCTCTACGACGGAATCCACGACAACATCCGGCACTCCGACTGCGCCCCGTACGCCTTCATCCGCGACGCGAAGATCGTCCTTCAGGACGCCGGTGTCGACACCACAAACGTGACCGCCCTGGCGGGCATGCTGTTCACCCGGGGCGGGCGCCTGTACTACAACACCTGCGTCGACCCGGAGAACGTCGGCAGCCACGGGTACGTGGAGGCTTCCGTTCCCTGGCCCAGCGACACCGAGCTCAAGCTCCTGCGCGCTCAGCGCGACCTGAAGTACCTCGACGAGGAGCGCGCCGAGCTCGCCGACACCGTCCGCCGCCTGGCCGCGCAGGTGAAGAAGGAGAAGGAGAGCACCGATGAGTGACATCGACCCGGCCGTCGCCCGCGCCGTCGACGAGATCGACTACGTGGGCTGCAACACCGTCAACCCCTACAACTACCTGGCCGAGATCATGTTCCTGACCTCGGCCGCCTGGAGCAGCGGGGCCAAGCGCTTCACCCTGTCCGCCATCGCCGCCCGCGTCGCCCTGTGGATCGCCTACCTCGACGAGAAGGCCGACGGCTCCTCCCTGCACGGCCTGCGACGGCGTCGGGGCCGGGCGCGTCGCGTCCTGGAGAACGAGGTCGTCGCCGAGTACCAGCGCGCCTACGACAAGCACCACGGCCGCACCCCCTTCAACCCGGAGGTGGCCGAGCAGATGAAGTTCGTGATCCTGGCCGAGGAGGTCGGCGAGGTGGCCCGTGCCCTGACCCCCGACGCCGACACCCCCGTCGGTCACGCGGGGAACCTGCGCGACGAGCTCATCCAGGTGGCGGCCATGGCCCTGGCCTGGTGCGCCCGCATCATCGTCGACACCGAGAGGAGGAACAACCCGTGAGCCGTGGCAGCAAGGTTGCGATCCGCATCGAGATGCACCCCAACGGCGTGCACATCATCGACAACGTCGGCGGCCAGGCCCTGTGGGGCGGTGTCAACGAGTTCGACGTCATCTGGTCCCCCGCCCCCTTCGACCCGAGGGCCGAGCCGGAGCGGGTCCGGCGCTCCCGGGCCTGCGGCGTGGCCGCCATGCTGCGGGCCCTGACCCGGGTGTGGTTCGATAAGGGCGACATCCCCGTCCTGGCGTGGCACCGGGGCAAGGAGGGCTGCGACCCCGCCCGGGCGGTCCTGTGTCGTGCGGTGGCGTCGCACGCCAGGGGTTCGGGGCGTTGGCGCAAGGCCGAGCCGAAGGACCTGCGCGGCGAGGACGCGGTGGTGATCGAGGCATGAGCGCCGGAGGCTGGTTCGGCTACTGGCTCCTGACCCTGCCGATGTTCTTCTTCAGCGCCGGGTACATGTTCGCCGAGGACGGCCACGCGGAGGGCTTCTCCAAGTGGTGGTTCAGGGCTATCGCCTGCACGTCGGCGCTCCTCGTCGTGTTCGGGCTGATCGTGGCGGTGAGGGGCTGGTGAAGGACGTCATCATCGCCCTGGCGGGCACGGTCATCCTCGCCCTCCTCTTCGACATCATCTCAAGGGGCCGGGAGGACACGGTCAGCCGGGTTCTCAACTTCCTTGCGACGCCGATCGCGGCGCTCGTCGTGCTCGCCTCGTACTACTTCTATGGGGGTGGACGATGAAGTACGCACTCGCATTCACTGCGGCGTTCATGTTCTCGTTCTCGCTGAATGTGATCGCCGAAGCGTTCGAGGGTCCCGCCGGTGTCATGATCAAGGTGCTGGCCGTCCCGGCCGCCGCCCTCACGGTCTGGTTGACGGTGAGTACCCTGTGACCAGGGTCTTCGCCTACGACCCGGGGGTGTCGACCGGGTGGGTCCTGGGGGCTGTCGACGGCGACGACGTCGAGATCGTCGAGTACGACCAGTTCGTCGCCCCGAGCCACACCGACACGGCGTTCACGCTCAAGGGCGCCATCTGGTGCTACAAGCCGGACGTCGTCGTCGGCGAGCGCTTCGACCTGCGCCCGCACAACCAGTTCCTCGCCGACCTCACCCCGGTGAAGGTCAACGCGATCATGGACTACATCTACGACAAGCGCCCGATCGTCTACCAGACGCCGACGCAGGCCAAGACGCTGGTCCGCGACGCCACGCTCAAGGCGCTCGGGTTCTGGCCGACGGGCCGCTCCGTGGATCAGCCGGACGCCGACGATGTGCGCGACGCCGCACGCCACCTCTACCACTACTGCGCTATGACGCTTCGTCTGAAGGGTCTGCTGGAGCGCATGTCGAGGTAGCCGACAAGAGGCCCGCCCTCTTCCTTCGGGGAGGGGGGCGGGCCTTTTCGTGTTCCGGTTCAGTTGCCCTTACGACGTCTTTGCAGCCGTCCGACCTCGACCTTCAGGTCGTGGACCTCGATGCGCAGACGGTTGTTCTCCTCCTGGTACTGGGCGATGATCGTGTCCTTCGTATTCAGGGCCGCCTGAAGGGCCTCCAGGCCGAAGCGAGAGCGGGCCATCTCCGCTTCGCCCACGCCCCGCTTGCGGTCGGCGTTGACCTTGACCCAGGAGCCCCAGGCGGCCAGGGCGGAGGTGATGAGGGCGATGACGGACCCCACCGTGGTGAGCAGGGGCGTCAAGCGATCACCCCCTGTCTGTGCCGTTACCGTTGCGATCGCGTAGCGCGGTGAGGATTATGGCGCGGTGTCTGAGCCACCGCAGCCAGTTCATTCTAGCGGACAGCAGGAACACGACGGACAGGAGCAGTGCGCTGCGGGCGCCCAGGCCGTGGGCGGATACGACGAGGATCCAGGAGGCCGACGCGCACCCCAGGACGAGGGGCAGGATGACCATCTCCGCCTGCGAGCGTCCGGTCAGGCAGGCCAGCGCACAACCGCCGGCTGTCGCGGCCAGGACCATGTGAACGGTCAGGTTGTACCAGATGGCGGCGTCGGGCGTGTAGGGCATGAGCCCGGCCTCGCGGATGGAGAACACCGACAGGGCCAGGTAGCCGACGGCGCGCAGCCCCCGGTCGAGGGTGTTGGCCCAGGGCGGGTGCGGTATGTACATGAGGCTCACGCCTCCCAGCCCTTGATGGCGTAGTTGATGCGGATGAGGCTTCCCGGCGCGGCGCCCCGGGCCACGTAGGGGACGCGGACGATGACGCCCTCGTTGTTCTTGACCTTATCCCACCCGTAACCGGCGCCCCCGATGTTCCCCCCGAAGGACCACACGTCGCCGTTGGTGATCAGGGCCGTGGCGATGCCCGTGTACTTGCGGGCCAGGCTGATGAACCCGGTGAACTTGGGGTCCAGGGGGGTGGGCACCCTGATGACGGTTGAGCCCGCTTCCTCCCGGAACCTGCTGGCCTCCCCGCGGCTGCCGACGAGGATGGCGTTGGTGATGGGGGTGGCGGGGGTGGCCACCTCCGAGCCGGTGATGAGCCAGGAGGTGATGTTGGAGCCGTCGGACTTCCAGGTGGCCCCGTCCCAGGCGATGATGCGCCCGTTGGAGGTGAGGTATACGAGGATGGGGTCGGTGGCGGTGGGGGTGATCCCGGCGGCGACGAGGGTGTCGCGCAGGGTGTTGGCAGCGGCGGCGTTGCTGGCCTTGTAGATGGACGACTGGCGCAGCTTGGAGATCACGTTCGACACGGAGGAGACGCCGAGGTTGAGCAGCGTGGGCCAGTCCGCGGCGGTGTCGTCGCCCGAGTACGTGTAGATTCCGTTGCGGTCGGTTCCCGTCATGGTCCTATTGTCCCTTCTCCCCGTTAGCAGGGGATGAGCATGGTGGAGGCGAAGTCCGAGCCCCAGCCGATGTAGTTGGCCCCGTTGTTGCGCATGCCCATCTTCGTCCAGATCGTGCACTTGCCCGAGGTGGGGAGCTTCGTGGCCATGCCCATGAACATGGGGATGTCGGACTGCCATCCGTAGCCGTTGTACACGTAGCCGGTCTCCATCCACGAACCGGAGTCCCGGTTGCGCAGGATGAAGAGGGCCCGCTGGTTGGGGTTCTGGGCCCCGGACATGCAGTTGATCGACGCGATGATGATGGCCCGCCCTGAGGCGGGGGCGTTGAAGGTCCACTGGTAGGCGACGGTCCCGTCGCTGGAGGCGTTGACGGTCGTGGGGTTGCGGCGGAACTGGAACTGCGCCCCGAAGATGATCGACGACACGTCCGTCAGGTCGGCGTAGGGCCCCTGAACCAGATTGCCGCTGTTCGGGTTGTTCAGAGCCAGGCCGTTGGCCAGGGACGGGTGCAGCCGGGCGTACACCTTGTTCCCCCGCCACACGGTCAGACCGTGGCTGGCGTCGATCTCCACGCGGTCACCGTCCCCGTTCGTCGTGGTGGCCAGGGTGGCGCCCAGAACCCTGCCCCCGGCGATCAGTCCGCCCTTGATGGTGCCCCCCTCGATGACCTTGCCGCGCAGCGTGTTGGCGTCGACGCGGTCGCCCGACAGGGTGCCGAACTTGATGTCGTTGGCGTTCAGGCTGCCGATGACGCCGCTCTCGGCGGTGATGGTCCCGGCGGCCAGCACGGCGGCGGTGAGGGACCTGGCGGCGATGCGGTCGGAGCCGATGAACCCGGAGGTGATCACACCGGCGTCAAGGCCCTGCACGTGCGTGGTGGTGATAGCCCCATTGGCGATCATCGACCCCTCGACCGGGTTCCTGGCCACGGCCCCGGAGGACTGCGCCTGCTTCCACACCCCCTCGACCATGCTGTTCGACATGGTGCCCGTGAGGTCCGCGGCGGCCACCCCCGCCTCGATGAAGTCCTCGACACCGGCCCGGAAGCGGTACATCCTGTAGTTGTCGTCCGTGTCGTACCACAGGTCGCCGTCGTTGCGCCCGTTGAGCGACGGCTTGTCGGCCTGGTAGAAGATCGTGTTCTTCCCGTCAGCGCTCTTCTGGGCGCGCTGCGCGGCGAGCTTGGCGGCCGTGGCCATGTCCTCCACGGCCTGCGCCTTGTCCAGGGCCTCCTTCGCCTTCTTCTGCGCCTCGGCGGCGGCGGCCGCGGCCTGGGCGGCGTCATCCCCCTCGACCAGGACCCAGGCGTTCTTCGCCTCGTCGAACACGTAGAGCCTCGTCGTGCCTCCGGCGGTCGACACCCACAGGTTCCCCTGCTTGCGGTCCGCGCCGGTGGGCTCCGTGTCGGAGATGATGACGGCCTTGGCACCGGCCACCGCCTTGGCGACGTCCTTCTTCGCCTGCTCCAGGTCCGCCTTCGTCTGCTCGTAGGAGGCAGACAGGGTGTCGACACGCCCCTTCAGGGCTTTGGCTGCCTCCAGGTCACCGCGGGCGGCAGCGGCCAGGTGCTTGTAGTCGACGGCCCCCTCCCCGAGGGTGTCCGTGCCCCAGTGCTGCTGCACCCACTTGCCGTCCGCGTCGCCGTCGACGCCCGGGGGCGACCACTGCCACACCTGCTTGACGCGGTCCTTGTCGACACCGCCCTGCTTGGACAGTTCGCACACGTACCAGGTGGCGTTCTGGTTGACGGGGATGTCGGGGTTCTCCACGCCCGGACCAGGGGACACGGGGGGCGCGTCGTGCCAGGAGACGGCGTCGTCGGCCATGGCCCCGGCGATCTGAGCGAGCGACTGGGCGTCGTCGAGGCGGTCCTCAAGGCTGCCGATGGACCCCATGGTCGCCGTCCACCGGCTCATGATGCGCCTGGCGTGGGCGGAGGTGTCGCCCTCCTCCAGGATCGACACGCGCTTCTCGACGGCGCCGCGCCACTGCTGCGACTGGGGCGAGAGGTTGGAGGCGGGGAACACGGATGCGGTATACGCCATCACAGGACTCCGATCGTGGACAGGTCGCGCAGGGTTCTTCCGCTTAGCGGAAGATTCGACACGCGCGGGTATTTGCGGTTGTAGTCGGCCAGGAGCGGGTGGCTGGTGGCCTGGAGCGACACCGCCCCCTCCTCGATCGTGGCCGAGTCGACCCGCCACCAGTGGCCCCGGTAGCGGAACCGGGCCCCCGGCAGGGCACCCAGGACCGGCCCGGAGGGCGGGGCGCCCTTCCATTGCAGTGTCAGCGTGGAGCCGACGCGGGCGTCCGCGGCCGCCTGCGCCGCCGCCCAGCCCTTGGTCGTGGTGTCAATGGACGGGTTGTCGATCGTGGTGACGTCGTCGGTGCCCTTCGCCCCGGTCGCCAGGCTGAGGGTCTCCACGTCGACGTAGGAGCCCAGGCCGCCGATCAGGTACAGGGCCGGGTGGTCCACTTTGCCGTCGGATTCGCAGACCCGGTAGGGGGACAGGTGCTCGTAGTTCATGCCGGACAGGATCACCGTGGCGGAGCGCCGGTCGTCGTTGAGTTTGACGGTCAGGCCGCCGCCCATGTCGGCCCACTGGGCGGGCATGATCGGCTTGTTGTCCTTGCCGACGACGACGTACAGGCCGTTGCGCATGTGCGTCAGGTCCGGCGAACCGTCTTTGAAGGGGACGGAGCGAACCATGGTGGGCTGGTTGACGTAGGAGACCTCGGCGCCGAAGCGGATGGTGGTCTCCGTGCGCTCCCCGGCGTTGACGCTCATCACGCCCGTGTCGCTGGGGTCCCCGTACTGGACGTCGGCCCCCGGGTACTTGGAGGGGGCCACCGGGTAGATGAGGCCCCGGTCGGCGTTGGCGCCAACGCCCGTGCCGATGCGGGTGCGGTGGTAGACGTTGACCCGGATCTCCTTGGACCTGGCCCCGTCCTCCAGGCTGATCGTGGAGGACGTGGGGCGGTCCTGGAGGTAGATGTCGCGCCCGGGCCTGGGGGTGATGGCGATGGTGCCCTCCCGCCACGTCAGGTCGAGCATGTTCGCGGACAGGAAGCGACGGAGCATCGACCACACGTTGTCGCGTCCGCCGGGCAGGTTGTAGCGCTCGTCCTTCAGGGCGGCGTCGACGTTGACGGGCGGCATGGGCCAGTTGACGGCGAAGAAGCACCGGCTGATGATCGACTCCAGGTCGGTGCGGTGTACAGGGTTGAGCGTGCCCACCTGGTTGAGGGCCGACAGCCCCGAACCCCCGGTGATCGACCAGGAGTCCTCGTCGATGCTGATGTCGGTGATCATCATGTCGGACCGGCCGTGGTCGGTGGACTGGACGATCAGGGTCTTGCCGAGCAGGGGCGTCAGATCGGCGGGGGTGAACCTGCCGGGGCCGCCGACGGTGACGGTGGCGGTGCCCGAGGGGGATTCGTCCCTGTCGAGGGACACGGCGTCCTCGTCGTAGGACCAGGAGCCGACGCCGGTGGGGGCGCCGAAGAATCTCACAGCCACGGCCAGACCTCCCGCAGGGTGACGGTGGCGGAGAACAGCCCGTAGGCGGGGTTGACGCCGGTGACGGCCAGGGACCCGGGTTCGACGCGCATGGAGCCGAATCCCTCCGGGGTGGCGTAGGGCCAGATGTCCGGGGCGGCGGCCCCGCGGGCGGAGAAGGCGGCCCGCACCCAGGTGAGGACCTGGTCTGCCACAGCGGGGGCGGTGACGGTCACGTCGACGATCCTGGGGGCGTCGTCGAGGCCGGGGATGCGGGTGATGGCGGCGGAGGAGATATTGACGCCGCCGGTGACCTGGACGACGCCGGGGGCGGTGAGGGCGCCGGAGGCGACGATGTGCATGTCGGCCCCGGGCGGAATGAGCACGTGCTCCCGGTACACGTGCGGCTTGCCGTCGGCGGCCTGCGCCCCGGTGAACTCCAGGGCCTTGAGGGGCCCGTTGTTGACGTCGACGGTGCGCCCCAGGACGGTGCCCTTGTCGTCGTAGGCGAGGGGCGTCAGCGAGTCGGCGTGCAGGTGGGGGCGCCCCAGGAAGGGGGAGAGGATGTTGCCGCCGGAGTTCATGTCGTCGCGGTAGATGATCTCATCCTCGCCCGCCCAGGTGAGCATGTCCTGAATGAGCAGCAGCTCGGAGCGGGTCAGGTTGGACCACGACAGTTCGATGGTGCGGGCCGCGTACCTGGAGGCGGACACGACGGCGCCGCCGCCCACCAGCTGGTCGGCGGAGCCCCAGGAGACCAAGGTGTGCGAGGCGGGGGCGTCGGGTGCGGGGATCCAGGCGAAGCGCCGTCCCGTCCACAGGGCGGCGACACCGTGGGGCGAAGACATCAGTAGGTCCCCCTTCGTCCGCTTCGGGCGTTGACGTTGTTGACGGCCGCGCCCACGGCCCGGCCGTCCAGGTTGAGGACGGTGGACACGGCCCGGGCGAGCTGGTGGATCTGGTTGGGGTTGATCGTAATGGGTCCCGACAGGCCGGGGCTGTTGTTGACCTTGACCTCGGGGCGGTACTGTCCGGCGCGAATGGCCTCCATCATGCCCGGCCCGTACTTGTCGACGCTGGAGCGGGGCATGACGTACTCCCCGGACTGCACGCCGATGACACCCCCGGCCGACGTGATGCCGAGCAGGTCGTCCGCATCCCAGTTGCCGGTGCGCCTGCGTCCGCCGAGCATTCCGCCGCCCCCGGCCCGCCCGGGCACGCGGCCGCCGTGGGCCCTGCCCAGGAACCCGGCCAACCCGGCCAGCGCCCCGCTCACCACCCGGGCCCGAATGTTCACGTACCGATCCTCGGTGAGCGCGCTGAGCTGCTTGCCCGCCCTCCAGGTGTCCGCCTCGGCTGTGACCGGGGCCTGGTAGCCGGCGCCCCCGTTGGAGGCCATGGAGCGGATCCCGGCGCCGGTGCGGTCGGAGGTGCCGTTGTCGGACACGTCGACGTCGACGACGCGGGGCACGGCCTGGATCGTCCGGGTGAGGTTGTCGAACGCCCCGGACAGGGTGGTCACTTCGCCCTGGTTGAAGCCCATCTGCGTGGCCTGGGCGATGAACTCCTGCTTCAGCTGGGCGGCGTAGGCGGTGAGCTGCTCCGTGGACGCCCCGGAAGCCGCGTAGGCGTTGATCATGTCGATCATGGTGGACTGGAGGGCCTTGAGGGCCGCCCGGTTGTTGATGGCCGCCTCCGTGTACCCCTGGAGGGCGTACATGCCCTCCTTCGTCTTGGCGATCTCCTTCTCCTTGTCGGCGATGGAGTTCTTCGTGTCGGAGATCTCCTTCGTGGTCTTGTCGATGTCGACCTGGATGTCGCGCTGTCTACTGGTGTCCCCGTACTTCTTGGCGACGGACTGGAAGTAGCGCTGGTTCGCCAGGTCGTTCTCCTTCTCCGACAGGGTGTTGTTCAGGTCCCAGATGTCGTCGGTGAGGTCCTTGATGGACTTGTTGGCGTCCTCGATGGTCTTGCGCATCGAGTTGAGCTGGGCGTGGTACTTGTCCTGGGCGTCCTGGTTCTGCCAGAACTTGTTCAAAGCCTGGTTCATGGCCTTGTCGAGGCGGGAGAGGAAGTCCTCGAAGATCTCCTCCGGGGTCTTCTCCTTCCTGGTGCGCGACGAGGAGGACCGGGGTGTGTGGTCGTGGCCCCCTCCGCCGCCACCGCCCCCGCGGTGGCCGCCACCTCCGCCGCCCCCGCGCGAGGACGACTCCTTGGGGGTGAACTGGTAGCGCTGCTTGTTCCCCCGGAACATGGTGTTCGCCAGGCCGCGGACCGAGCCGCCGCCCCCGGTGAACCCCATCGCCCCGATGCTCATCCCCGCGGTGATCTGCTTGGTGGTCAGGCCGCCCTTCGACCCGAGGGCGTTCTTGTTGAGCCGCTTCCCACCGGTGTTCAGCCCGCCCCCGGGCCGCGACGAGGTGCGGATGCCGACACCCGCGAGGATCTGCTGGATGAGGGCGGCGGCGTTGTTGGCGTTGGTGACCGCGTCCTGGAGGCCCGCGTTCAGAGCGCTCATGTCGACGGTGGGCCCGGAGATGGTCTGGTCGAGGGAGGAGATGACGTTCGACATCTGCGCCTCGACCCACGTGGTGTCGATGCCCTGGGCCTTGAGGTCGTCGATGGCGGCCTGCACGTAGGAGGCGATGTACTCCTGCGCCTCGACGCCGCTCATGCCCATCTCCTCGGCCATGCGACCGGCGTACTGGGCGGTGGCCTTCAGGTAGTTCTGGAGGGCCTCCAGGTTGGAGCGCCCGGCCTCCGTGAACGTGTCGAACGAGTTGCCGTTGTCGTACAAGGACTGGTTGAGTTCGTCGAGGGCGGAGTACATGCCCGCCTCGGCGTTGGTGAACTGGAAGGCGGCGTCGACGATGGCGTCGAGGGACTGGAGGTACTCGTCCCACGCCTGCCCGGCGGTCTTGGCGTCCTCGGCGGCGTCGGCGGTGGCGTCGGCGAGGCTTCCCGTGGCGTCTGCGGCGTCCTGGGTGTCGCCGGTGAGCCCCTGGACGATCTGGCCGAGGGCGGTCTGCGACGACACGGCGTCGGAGGCGGCCCCGGACACGTCGCCGAGCTTCGTGCGCAGGTTCTCCAGGGCCTCGATCTGGTTGTTGAGATTCTGGACGTCCTGCTCGGCCTGCTGCCCGGCCGGGGTGCTGTTGTACTTGCGGATGGGTGTGCCGGTGTAGTCGTAGGGGCCGGAGTAGGTGCGCGCCTCGTACGTGTTGGCCTTGTAAATCTCATCCTTCCGGTCCTTGAGCTGCTGGATGAACCCGTCGATGTACGAGTTGGCGGCGTCCTGACCGCCGGTGGCGTACTGGCGCGACCACTCCTTCCAGTCGAAGCCCTGATCCTGGAGGGTCTTGAAGTCGTTGGCCGACAGGGACTTGAAGGCGTCGGAGGAGGCGATGGCGTCCTTGATGAGGGCGGCGGTGTGGTCGCCGATCGCCAGGGTGGAGTAGCCCATGGCGGCGGCCTGGTCCTTGGTGGCCTGGACGAGGTTCCCGGAGGCGTCGATCCAGTAGTAGAGGGCGTCGGCGCTGTCCTTGGTGGAGGCGGCGGACCCGTCGACGGCCAGTTCGAGGGCGCCGAAGGTCTGCTGGGTTCCGTCGGCGGCCTCCTTGGCGTCCTGGATGAGCGCCTTGGTGAGGGCCTCTCCCCCGCCCAGGGCCTGGAGGTTCTCGACACGGGCCTGCTGGGCGGCTTCGGCGGCGCGCTTGGCGGAGTTGGCCCACTCGTCGTAGAGCTGGATGACGACGGGGATGGCGGTGGCGGCGATGCCGATCCACCCCATGGGGCCGATGGAGGCGATCCCGCTCATGACGCCCTTGAGACCGCCCATGGCCTTGGCGAGCAGGCCGGTCTGCGCGGCGCTGGAGGCGGCGGCCGTCCCGACTTCCGCGATGCCCTTAGCGGCATCCTTGGCGGCGTCGGCCCCCTTCTTCGCCTGCGCACCGGCGGCGGCCAATCCGCCGAGGGAGGTGGCGGCCTGGTCGGAGCGCTCCAGGGCGGTGCGCGTCTTCATCAGGCCGATGTTCTCGTACAGGGCCGTGTTGGCCTGCTTGATGAGCTTGTAGATGTTCGACCAGGTCATCTGCCCCGACAGGCCCGCCTGCACCATGTTCGTCTTCATCGACACGTAGGAGGCGGCGACGTTGAGGACGAGGGCCTGGAGGACCTTGGAGATGGCGACGAGGGATCCGAAGATGACCAGGCCGGAGGAGGCGGCGAGGAAGACGCGGCCGAAGGCGTTGTCGCCTATGTGCGACAGGGCGTTCTGGATGACGATGAGGCCGTCGAGGATCTTCTTGACGACGCCGAGGAACGGGCCGCCGAGCGAAGCGCCCAGGTTGGCCAGCGAGTTCTTCCAGCGCTGGATGGTTTCGGTGAGGGTGGCGTTGAGGGTTTCCAGGCTCTTGTCGAGGAACTCGGTGTTGCGGGAGGCTTCGGCCGAGTTCTTGAACGACTCGTTGACGAGGTCGATGTTCAGGCTGAGCCGCTGGAGCAGCTGGATGTCGCGGGTGTTCTTGAAGCCCAGGTTCTTGATGACGGTCCAGCGCTCGACGGAGTCGGTGACGTTGTTGAGGGAGGTGAGCAGGTTGTTGAAGAACGTGGAGGGGTCGGTGCGCCACAGGTTCTCCGCCTCCTCGGTGGTCATGCCCAGGACGGTGGCGAACTTGCCCATGCCCTCACCGGCTTCGGCGACGGCGTCGTTGATGGACCCGAAGATGCGCTGAAGGGAGCCGCGCGCCCACTCCTGCTTGATGCCGAGGCTGGACAGGGCGGTGGCGTAGGCGAGGATGGCGTCCTGGCCGATTCCCGCGCTCGCGGCGGAGGCGGCGATCGAGTTGGCCATGGTGAGGATCTCGGACTCGGTGGCCACGGACTTGGCCCCGAGCTCGGCGACCTGGGAGGCGAAGTTCTTGTACCTCTGGCCGCTGTGGTCGGCTTCGACACCGGCGTTGTCCACCATCTCGAAGAAGCGGCCGAAGGCCTCGGTGGCGCTGTCGATGTTGGTGCCGGTGATGGTGGTGAATCCGGCGACGGCGTGGGTGAAGTCTCCGAGCTTGTCGGCGCTGATGCCCATCTGGGCGCCGAGCGAGCCGATCTGCGACAGATCCTCGTAAGTGGTGGAGATCTGCGTGGACAGGTCCTTGTAGGTGTTCGACAGGGTCCGCATCTCGGCGGACTGTGCGGACATCTGGGTGGTGCGGGCGACGTCGGCGAACGCGCGCTCCTGGCTGGCGGCGGCGGCCACGGAGGCGACGGACAGGGAGGTGAACCCGGCGGCGAGCAGCGTCAGGTAGTTGCGCAGGTCCTGGGCGGCGAAGCGGGTGGACTCCAGGGCCCCGATGTACCGGTTGTTGGCGTCGATGGCGGAGTTGATGTCGGCGATCTGGGTGGCCCGGAAGGCCTGTGACCGTCCGGAGATCTCGGCGGCGTCCCGTTCGGCTTCGGCCAGGCGCCTGGTCTCGTCGGCCTCGCGCTTCTTGATGTTGGCGATGTCCCGGCTGATTCCGGCGCTGATGGCCCGCTTCTCCTCGGCGGCGGCCGCCTTGCCGATGGCGTCGACGAGCTCCTTGTAGGCCTCGGTCTCCTCGCGCACCCCGCGTGCCACGACAATCCCGGAAGATTCTGGTGAGGTCCGCAGGAGCGCGGCGTCCCGCGCCCGGCGCTGGTACCGGTCGATGGCGGCCTGGCGCTCGCGGTCCGTGGTGGCGGTCCCCTGGGGCGCCTTGGCGGTGGCCATGGTCTGGTTGGTCTTGGCCAGGGAGGACTGGAGCTCCTTGTTGGCACGGGCGAGGTCCCGGGACACGTTGGCCAGGCGCGCGTACAAGTCGATCTGCGACTTGACCTTGTCCAGCTGGGGGCTGCCGATGTAGTCGGTGGTCCTGGTGGCCTTGGCCATGGCCTTGACGGCCTCGGAGATGTTCTTGGCCGTCTTGGAGAAGTCGACGCCGTCGAGTTCCTTGCGGGCAGCGGCGAGTTCGCGGGTGACCTTGATGAGGCCCTTGTAGGCGTCGATCTGCTTCATCATGGTGCGGTACTCCGCACCCCCGCGCCCGGAGACGGCGTTCTGGAGGACGGCGGCCTTGGCGCCCTGGGTGGCCCTGGCCATGGCGCGGGTGGCTTCGGCGATGCGCCCGGCGGCGGCCGTGAACTCGTTGGCGCCCTTGGTGGCGCCGGAGGCGTCGACGCTGATCTTGAATCCGAGGTCGTCGACACCGGCCATGGCTGCTCCTTAGATCAGTTCGTCCGCCCGTGAAACATTCTACAAGCCCCGCATCGCCTCCCACGGCGGCGGCAGGGGGTCCTGGCGTCCGATCGCCTCGTACTTCAGGCCGACGGGGCGCACGACCTTGGTGACGCCGGGTTTGCGCCCACCGCCCTTCCTGCCTTCCTGGTTCTCCTCCTGCTCCAGGTGCTGGCAGGCGTAGCAGACCATGTCCTCGGTTTCGAAGTCGATGCGCCCGTCGGTGGACCGCCCGTACCAGGCGGGCACCCCGCACTTGGAGCAGACCGACTGCTTGTAGAAGGCGTAGCCGAGCTCCAGGGCGATATCGAGCGGAGTGCGGTAATCCTGGGGCAGGTACTCGGGCACGAATCCACCGGCTATGTCGTCCCATCGGGGCACGGTGCGCCCGTAGGCGCCCCAGCCGCCCAGGTAGAGGGTCGGGGGCAGGTGGTTGTCGACGGCGGTGGAGATCGCCAGCAGGAAGCGCTGGTTACTCGGCGTCGTCAGACAGGGCCCAACGAAACGTGGGGTCGGCCATCACCTGCCGCATGGCGTCGAGGGCGGCCTGGGCCTCCAGGAAGGTTTCGGTGAGGCGGTCCCACTCGGTGGCGGGCAGGGTCTCGTGCAGCTTCCGAGCGTCGTCGAGGCTGAGCCCCTTGCGCTTCTTTCCGCGGTACTCGACATTGGTGACGGAGTGCGACAGGAAGTACTCGTTGAGGACGCCCTGCCTCTCCCGGCGGAACTCGTTGGCGGCCTCCTCGTTCTGGCCCCTCGGAGCCTTGACCTTGTTGACGACGACGTTCCTGATGACGTCCATCTCCTTGGACGCCAGCGCCCGCAGGTGGAAGGTCATGGCGCGCTCGTCGAGGGCGGCGATGGCCTCCTTCAGCTCGCGCTCCAGGCGGACGGTGGGGGCCTCCTCGGCGATCGACAGGACCTGCTCAACGCCGTCCTTGGCGTCGGCGCGGGCCTCCAGGAGGGCGCCGTTGAGTCGGAAGGCCTCATCAGCGACGGTGGCGTCGAGGTAGATCTTGACGGTCTTGGTGGCCTGGCGCACCCCGTCGAGGGCGGCTTCGAGGTCGAAGCCCTCGTCCTCGTTCTTCTTCTCTTCGGCCATGACAGTGGACCCTTCTCCTTCTCGAATGAACACGAAACCCGGGCTCTTTCGAACCCGGGTTAAGTGTATCCGTCAAACGATCACTCGGTGAGCTTCTCGTTGAGGATCATGGTGCCCTGCGGCAGGAAGGGCACGGTGAACTGGATCGGCGTGGTGGCGTCGCTGGAGACGTCCTGCGGGTTGTCGGGCATGACCAGGAAGATGGAGACCTCCTGGTCCTTGGCGGGCTCGGTGTCGACCGGGTAGCCGACCCGCTTGACGAGCCAGCCGCGCTTGTTGGCCTTGGCGCCGCCCTTCTTGAACGCCTCGTACGCCTTGGTGAACACCGAGGTGGCGGCGTCGGAGGCGGCCAGGTCCTGGCGGAAGAACGTCAGGTTGGCCTCGTAGGCGTCACGGGTCGGGGTCGACACGCCCGCGGTGTCGCAGATCGACGCCGTGGAGTCCGTCTCGGAGTCGGTGGCGTTGAGGGTGAAGCCGGTGACGATGGCGCACGAGAGGTTGATGACGGCGGGGTCCTTCAGGGTGGCGGCCTTGAGGACCTCGGTCGGGCTGGCGGCCTTCTCGATGGGCACCCACCAGACGGTGATGTTGCCGGGCATCATCTTGGTTCCGGCGCTAGCTGCCATGGTTGTTCTCCTCCTTGGAGTTGACAGGGTCGCCGGGATGGACCACCCGGCCGTTCACGATCCACCCGGTTCCCCCGCAGCACTCTCGCGGCGACAGGGGGGTGTCGGGTGGTACGGGCTCGAACAGAGAGGGCAGCGTCTGCGCGTAGCCCTCGTCCTTCTCCACGACGATCCCCTCAGGGGTTCTGTAGCGGGGCATCAGACGGCCTCGCTGATCATGGTCTGGAACGTCATGTAGCAAGCATATTTGAGCGGCTGGATGGTGGCGTCGGTGTCGCCGTAGGAGTTGAGCTGGCCGGTCTCGCGAACTTGTCCGACACCGGGGGCGCTCCAGCCGACGAGCCTGTTGCGCACTTCCTCGCGCACGGAGTTGCGGACTGAGGCGGTGCGGGCGGCGACGAGGACGGCGAAGGTGTGCATCATGGCCGAGTACCTGGGTGAGGCCATCGACACCGCCTTGGCCCGGGGGGTGAGGTCGCCGCCGAAGAAGACGGCGTAGACGCTCCTGCCCTCCGCCCCTCCGGGCACGGCGTCCTCGACGACCTCCAGGCCGGGGATGCCTTTCAGGTGGGCCATGAGCGCCTGGTCGACTTCGTAAACGTTCACTTCAGCACCCCGTGGGTGAGTGCGATGCTGTCGAGGTCGTCCTCGGCCATGGCGCGAGCCTTGGCGAGGGCCTGCATGGCGCGCAGCTTATGAGTGCCCTCCTCCTGGAAGACCGTGTAGTCGGGGGTGTTGATGAAACCGATGAACACGGTGACGCCGTTGTCGTCGTCGCGCTCCCAGCGCACGCCGACGGATTCGCGCATGGCGCCGGTGTGGACGCGGGCGTCCGTGCTCTTGTCGTGCTTGTAGGGCATTCCGGCGCCGGAGGTGTCGATGACGTACTTGATGGTCTCGACGCCCTGGGCGGCGGCCTGGTCGACGGCTCGGCGAACCTCGGCCAGGGCCTTGACCAAGGCCCTGGCCTCCAGGCCGCGCATGGCCCGGCGGATGTCCTTGACGCCTGTCTGCCGGATGGTGACGAGGTTGCCCTCGTTGGTGCTGCTCACCAGCCCTCACCTCGCAGGTCGTTGACGGACACGTCGCACAGGAGGGTGGGCTGCCACCAGTCGGAGTCGGTGACGGGGTTGCGGATGACCATGGCCATGCCCTCCAGCTGGGGGTCGGTGTCGTGGCGCTCGACACGCAGGCGCTGGTTGAAGTCGAGGCGGATCCGCTTGGTCCGGTCCCCCCACTGCTCCGTGGGGACGAGGAGGTTCTTGTCGATGTGCCACAGCTGGACGCGGTAGGCGTGGGTGGCGGTGTCCTCGTAGGACTGGCGGCGGTTGCGGGCGCGCCAGTCCTTGTTGGGGGTGATGGCGGCCCAGCCGCGCCAGATGGGGTCGACCTTCTTCTTCTTGACGACGCCCTGCCCCGGAACCCAGGTGTCCTCCTCGCCTTCGCCGTTGCCCACGGCCGGGGGGTAGATGGCGACGAGGCTGTTGCACAGCAGCGACAGGAAGTCGTAGGCGGCGGAGTCGAAGTGGGGGTCCTTGAAGGCGAGTGAGCTCAGTGCCATGCGTAGTCCCGGGGCTGTGGGGTCCATTCGGCGATGTCGAAGCCGATGTCGCGCTTGTCGTCGGAGTCGGCCTCGTCCATGAGTCGCTTGGACTGGGCGCGCAGTTCGGCGCCGAGCTTGGCCCCGTCGGTGGACTTGTCGTCGGTGGACAGGACCTTGAGCAGGAGGGACTGCGTGGTGGCGATGACGCGGACGGCGTCGGCGGCGGCGCGCTTGACATTGCCGTTGTTGATGTCGAGGAAGGCCTGGATCTGCTCATCGGTGAACAGGAGTGAGGGGGGCAGCCGCAGGTCGCGGGGGTCGGAGCGCTCCTCGATGTCGGGGATAAGAAGCCTTACCCTACCCACATTTGTGTTGAATGCCACAGGCACTTTCTTCCCCTCCTGCTCGATATGGAGAACCCCGCCCCTCGGATCTCTGCCTGCGACCCGAGGGGCGGGGCGTCTATCAGTGGCCCTGCCCGGTCGAGGCGACGATGCCGTCCGTGTGCAGGACGGCGCCGCCGGTGACCATGCGGGCACGGAACTGGATGTCGTCGTTGTCGAACGAACCCGAGGTAGCCGACAGGGCCCCGCCGCCCAGGGACGTGCCCTGGTTGGCCGCCGCTCGCAGCTCGACGCCCTCCATGCCCATCAGCGTGGTGCGCAGGATGGTGCGACGAGCGGCAGTGCGACCCCCGGCCGGGGCCAGGATCCAGTTGGTGTCGCCCTGGGTGGGCCCGCCGAGCAGGCCGACCATGTCGGACTCGACGACCTCCACGCCCGCCGTCGGCGTGGTCGACAGGATCGTCTTGTTCGACGTCGCCCCGGCCGCGTCCTTCTCCTTGTGCTCGATGGACGTCATGGAGGTGACCATGTCGGCCATGGGCCTGAGGGTCGGGGGCACGAGCAGGACGAACTTCGGAACCTGGATGTACCGGCCGTTGACCTTGGTGTGGCGCACCTGCCAGATGGCGGCGCACAGGGCCTCGAAGGTCAGCGGGCTGTTCTTCGACACGTCGCGCAGCACGTAGGCGCCGTCGGCGGTGCGGGCCTGGAGGACCGTGGCGTTGGACTCGGCGATGATGTTCGTGTTGAATCCGGGCGCGGCGGCGTCCAGGGAGAACAGGGCGCCGTAGACGGCGGCATCGACGGTGCGCGAGGCCAGGAACGCGGCATCCTTGGGGAACTGGGCGATGATGTTCCAGTTGTCGTTGATGAACGCCTCCCAGGACATCTGGAGGCGCACACCCTCCTTGTGCACCTCCACCCAGCGACCGGAGGCCCGGTACCCGAATGTCGGGTAGGGGGTGAGCTCGGGGATGCGGGGCATCGTCTGGGGGACGACGACCTCGCCGCCGTTATCGCGCAGGAGCGTGGCGTCGATGTCGTGGTCGAGCTCGTAGAGCTGGGTGGGGCGGAAGGAGGGCAGCGCCTCTGTGGAGGCGAACTTCTCCCACGTGGTGGTCTGCTCGGCGTACTGGCTCTCGAAGGCGCCCTGGGCGACGGAGGTGAACCACCCGGCGACCATGTCGGAGGTGACGGCCTCGGTGACCCTGGGCGCCAGGCCGAGGGTCATCATGACGGTCTCCTTGACGACGCCCTGCGAGGAGGGCACGCCCTTGAGGGCGAGGTCGAGGTGGTGGGCGAACTCGTTGCGGTTCTCGCAGATCCTGCCCTGAATCATGGGTTACTCCTTTCCCGGCCCGCGATCAGCGGGCGGTCGGGTCGAAGATGACGGGCACGACGTGCTCCGCCCCCTGCGCGGGCAGGGCGTTGTACAGGTATCCGACCTGGAAGCCATCGGCCGCCTTGGTCGTGGTGATGGCGTGGCGCCCGTCGGTGAGCTTCTCGGCGTAGACGGGGGAGCCGACCTTGACGGCGCCAGAGTGCTTGACGCTCATCTTGAACACGCCGCCCTTGATGCGCACGGAGGCGTAGCCGGGGGCGTTGAAGCCGCCGGTAGGCTTGGTGGCGGGGATGTAGGTGCCACCCGCGTCCTCGACGGCCTTGACGGCCTTCTTGATCTCCTCGGGGGTGGCGGCGATCTCGGTGACGAGGAGGCCGACAATGCTGCCGACCTTGACGACGTCGCCGATGTGGCTGTGGCCGTAGTCGGTCTTGCTGACGGGCAGGGAGAGGGTGTCGGTGTACTCGAAGACCTGGATGTCGGAGATCTTCTTGGCGCCGAACTCGTTGATTCCGATCATGGTGCGCGTCCTCCTTCGCTCACTTGGCCCAGGAGGTGACCTGGACGTCGCCGCCCGCCTTCGCGGCGCCGTCCTCGCGGACGACGGGCGCGGGGGCGATGGCCTTGATGTAGGCGCGCTCGGCCTCGATGGCGTCGTCGACACCGGCGCCGCGCTTGACGGCCTCCATGACGCGGGCGCGGGCCTCCTTGGGCAGGTCGTCGGCCTCGGCGACCTTGGCGGCGGCCTCGTAGGGGTCGACGGCGGCCGCCTTGTCCTTCTTGGCCTCGACGACCTTCTTCTCCTGGTCCGCCGCGAGCATGGCGGCGGCCTCCTTGATGGCGGCGGGCATGGCGGCCGCAAGAGCCTCCGACACCGCCTTGCAGATATCCTCCGGCTTCACGGCCTGTTCCTCCTGAACATTGGTGTTGGTGGGGTTGGACGGGGTAGGGGGGTTCTTGACGCGCCAGCGGCCGTCGGATTCCAGGACCTCCAGGACGGCGCCCTTGGCCCCGGCCCTGGTGACGAAGTCGACGGACTGGATTCCGGCCAGGACCGGCACGACGCCGTCGGGGCCTATTTCCTCAACGGACCAGCCGTTGATCGACACCCCGATGTCGGTCCACCGTTCGCGGATGATACCGTTGACGGAGGGGTAGACCTTGATGTCGGCCTCCAGTGACCCGTCGGGCATGATCTCGGCCCCGGATTCGAAGACCCCGGCGAGGTCGCGCACTGAGCGCTCCGGACGTTCCCAGTCCTCGGTCATCGTCTGGTGGTCGAAGAACATGTGGGTGCCGGGCGTGAACAGGGGCGCGGATTCGGCGAGGTTGGGGGCGGTGTACATGCCGGTGGACCCGCGCCCGGGCGCGATGATGCGGATGCGGTACCGTCCGGCGCCGTCGTCCTTCTCGCCCGGCTTCTTGGCCTCCAGCAGGGCGCTGCCCTGGTTGAGGCGGAAGTAGGTTCGCGTCATGTTTGTCCTCCCGGTGAACTAATATACAGCGCGGTGCATCAGGCGTTGGTCGTCTTGCCCTCGCCGTCGCGCGAGGAGTTCGTCCCGTCGGACAGGGGCCCGACCCCCGTGTTGCCGTCCTCCTTGCCCTGGTCCTCCTCGTTCCCCCCATCACCGTTGTTGAGCTGCGGCTGCGGGGCGGAAAGGTCCTCCCAATCGGGCAGTGTCGACACCGGCTTGGCGTTCACGGGGGCGAAGCGGCGCAGGAACAGCTCGCGGGCCTCGACGCGGTGCAGGATGCCGTTCTGAAGGCCGAGCGTGACGACCTGGCCCCAGCGCTGGATGAGGTCGTTGGACAGGGGCGCCAGGTCCACCTCGGTCTTGAACCCGGCGGCCCGCAGAACCCGCCGCACGAGATCCTTGTGCACCTGGCGCCGAAGCTCCAGGGCCTTGAACGTGGGCTCCTCCAGGGCGGTCTCGGCGCCCTGTCGTCCACCGGCGGAGCCGTCGGTGAGCAGGACGGACAGGGGCACGTCGAGGGCGGCGGCGACCATGGCGGCCAGGGGTGTCCCAGCGGAGAACTCGATCCCGGCCCCGGCCTTCGACACGGCCAGGAGGTCCTGGTCGGCGCCGAGCGAGGCGGTGGCCCCGGTGCCCTGGAGGGTGGACATCTTGTCGATGACCGCCTGCTGCTGTGCGGTGGTGGCGGACTTGACCTTGAAGGCGACGCGGGCGAGAGCCTTGGCCAGGACGTGGCCGGCCTCCAGGTACTCCTTGTAGGCCTGGGCCCAGTACACGGCGCCCATGAGGTCGGGCTTGCCCCACTGCTCCCCGGCGAGGCGGTTGACGCAGGCCACAACGAGCACGTCGGTCTTGTTGGTCTTGTAGCCGCCCTGGTCGACGACGTCGACACGGGGCTTGCCGTCGAGGATGACCCATTCGGGGTCAGGTAACGTCATCCTGGAGGGGTCCTCCAGGGGCACGGGCGTGATGAGCAGGGCGTGGATGTCGGCCTCTTCGAGGGCGTCCTCGGCTCGGGCGATGCCCTGCACGCGGGTGATGGGCACGGGGGCCACGTTCCCGCCGGGCGACACCCGGTAGATGACCATGCCGTCGGTGTTGAAGGCGGCCTCGTCGCGGACCCTGGCCTCCCGTCCTAGGAGGACGGCGTCGAGCCTCTCCTTGGCCCGCTTGGGGATCTTGCGGGGTTCGGGCACGTCCGTCCACATGTAGGCGTTGCGGATGTTGATGCCGCGCTTGACGATGGTGTTGTAGGTGGCCAGGCGCCGTGAGCGGATGGAGTGCTCCTTGATGACGCTCAGGGGCACGAGGTCGGATGCGCGTCCGGAGGGGTCGTACCAGCCGATGTCCTCCTTCATGAAGGACGCCCGGGTCAGGGCGTCGGCCGTGTCGGAGAACGCCCGTGCGGCGGACTCCATGGCCGCTTCAATACGGCCGTCGGTCCCGAACCGCTCCAGCCACCGGATGACGCCCACGGCCCCTCCTTCTTCTCGCCCACCTGTTTTGTTCCTCGGCAATACTATCTCGTCACGCCGGGGCGAATGACCACGCCTCGTTGCCCCACTCGTCGATGACCAGGCTCTCGTCGACACGGGGCCCTGCGGGGGTGTCCAGGGTGAGTTCGAGGATCGGGTCCTTGCCGCCGCCGTCGATGACCTCGGCGGACATGGAGGCGTAGCAGATGGCGTCGATGGTGTCGGGCGAGGACTCACCACGTCTCTTGAGCGAGTCCTTGGATTCGATGAGCAGGGCGGTGCCCCGGTACTCGTACTTGATGGTGCGGAACTCGTCGTACAGGCCGCGGGTGCGCTCGTCGGAGGTGTCCTCCGGGGGGATGGCCAGGGCGCCCTCGTTGATGAGCTCCGACACCGAGTCGTACATGGCGGCCCGGAAGTTGTACCACTTGAGCTTGTTGGGCGAGGCCGCGTTGCCGACGATCCAGCGCACCAGGGTGCCCTCGGGCAGGTGGTTGTCGAGGACGGCCTGCACGCCCCGGCCCACGCCGACGGCGTCGATGCGGATCTCGTCGACACCGCCCAGCGCCTTGACCCTCTGGCCGATGAGCCGGGCGAGCCTGTTGCCGTCATAGCCCTTGACCTTGTCGAGGATCGACACGCGCCCGCCCCGGTTGAGGGCGATGACGGAGTAGTCGCCGGTGATGGACAGGCCGACGTCGACGCCGAGGACCTTCCGGTCGTCATGCTCCTCGAAGTCCGCATACTCATTCATCGACACAAGTACTCTTCCGAGGTTGAACAGGCCGTCCTCGCCGACGTCGGGGAACTGGGCGAGGACCTTGGCCTGCCAGCGGGGGTCTGTTTCTCCCCAGCGCACGCGGGCGTCCTCGACCCACTCCTTCTGAAGGAGGTTGATGCGGGCCCGCTCGGGCACATCCTCTCCGGTGAAGTTGGGGGTGTCGAAGGCCGACACCGTGATCAGGTTCCAGCGCCGGTCCTCAGGCGCCTTCTTGGACTCCTCGCGCCAGATCTTGGCCATGTAGGAGTTCGGGTCGTCGGGGTTGGCGATGGCGAGGATGCGGGCGTTGGCGTTGGTGGTGATGGCTTCGACGGAGGTGAAGATCGACTCGGGCACACCCCCGGCCTCGTCGACGACGACGAGGACGTTGGTGGCGTGGATGCCCTGGAAGGTGGATTCGTCGTAGTCGGAGGGCTTGCGCCCGAAGGCGGTGGGGGTCTTGTAGCCGGGGAAGGTCCATGACGCCTTGGCGGTGATGTTGCCGGGCATGCCGGCCTTCTGGCGGACTTCGTCGACATAGCCCCACATGACGTTGGCGACCTGGTTCCAGGAGGGGGCCGTGGTGATGACGCGGGTCTCCGTCGGTGCTACGCTCTTTGTATCTAACCACCAACCGATGAGCCTGGAAGCAGTGAAACTCTTCCCCGTGCCATGGGCCGAGGCGACCATGGTTCGTTTGTTTCCTACAACAGAGCGAACGATCTCCCGCTGCTTGGACCACAGGAACTCCCCCAGGCGCTCCTCCACCCAGGCCACCGGGTCCCTCGACAGGCGCTCCGCCCGGGCCCCCTCACCGAACGAGGCGGCGACGGCCCGAAAATCCAGAACCGGTGCCATGCGCTCACAGCTCCATGGGGGCGGTGGCCTCAAGGATCTCCGCGCTGGCCTGTGTGGCCTGGGCGAGCCACTCCTCGCGCTTGGCCTCCAGCTGCTCGCGCCCCGCCATGGTGAGCATGGGCCGCAGGTGGGCCTCCATGGCCTCGACGACGGAGCGGGTGAAGGCGACGATGATGTTGACCTGCCGCTCCTCGATGACTCGCACCTCAGTCTGGATCCGGGTCTTCTTCAGGCCCATGAGGTCCGACACCTGGTCGATGGCCTTGAGGATCGAGTCGAAGTACTTGGGGTCGCCTTCCGGGTTGGCCAGGAGCGCGGACTGCACACGGGCGTCGAGCATGCCCAGAATCCGGTCGAGACGAGCCAGCTGCTTCATGAGGCGGGCGTGCTCGGAGAGCATGGCCTGCCCCGTGTAGTACTCCTCCTCGATGCGGAAGACCTGGGCCTCGCTCAGCCCCGCCTGATGGGCGACATCCCCCCGGGTGCCCCCCTTGAGGAGCGCGTTGACGACCAGGTTCCGCTTGGCCTCGTCGACCTGCTCCTCGGTCACGCTCCTGCGGACCACGACGCCTTCGGTGGGGGGCGGCGCGTCGACGACGCGCTTAATAGCGCCCCGCCCGCTCGATGGCGTCTTCGCGGGCCTGGACTGCGACCCGGTCCGCCGTGGCATGGAGCTCGGTGAGGAATCCACTAAGCCTTTCATCGTCCACCCTTCCCTTCCAGTGAACCCCGGCGATGAGGCCGAGGGCGAGTCCTGTGAGCAGCGCTATGATCGCGACGGCGGCGAGCATCAGGAGGAGCCCTTCATGACGGCGCGGCGAAGGTACGCGATCTGCTCCTCGGTGAGATACGCGCCCAGATCGAAACTTCCCGCGCTGACCTTGTCGGCCGTGATGGTGCCGATGTGAAGCCGAGGGTCGTCCGGTAGCAGCGTGTCGGCCTGAACCTTGTTGGCGTCCCATTCCATGGTCCGAGTATAGGACAACCCCCGGCACCGTCCGCTGGTGCCGGGGGCTGGGGTGTATGCCGTCTCCCGAGGAGATACTCCCACCCCGTCGGGCGTCTGTCAAGTCGTCACATGGCGAACCCGAACCGGTTGGCCCAGGCCTGCAACCCCTCGTCGGTGTCGAGTGAGGGCTCGTCATCCTCCTGCGGCGGGGCGACGGCGTCGGGCTGGATGACCACGATCTCCTCGACGCCCCCCTCCTGCGGCGAGGGGGCGGATGGTGCGGACGGCTGGTTGGGCGCGGGGGCCTCGATCGCGATCCTCTCGCCGTCGGGGGTGATCGTCCCCTCGCGCCGGGCCTGCGCCTCATCGGGGTGCTCGTCGGCGCCGGTGAGGACGTCGCGCAGGATGGCGGTGACGTCGAGGTCCTCGAAGTACTCGGTCAGGGCCAGAAGGTCCTCAAGGTCGATCATGCCGCGGCTGAGGTGGCGAGGCAGGCGGCCCACGGACTCGTACCCCAGAACCCTGCCCGACTCCCTGACCGAGATGCCGTGATCGAGGATGAACTCGCGCAGGAGGCTCTTGACCCGCCGGACCTGGTCCTGGCGACGCAGGGTGTTCTCCGAGACCTCCCCGTGGGCGATCTGCGACCTGCGCTCCCTGGCCTTGGCGAGGATCTCATCGCGCTTCTCGTCTCGCTTGCTCATGTTCCGTCTTCCTCTCTTCCGGGCCCGTTCCGTCCCGGGCCTCGGTCTCAGTATACTATGCCGCTCTATTCTCTGCAAACGAGTGCCCCCGGTGTCGTAGACGGTCGACACCGGGGGCGTGCGGGGGAAGAGAGATGAGAAGCCCGCTGGGCAAGCGTACTACACCTTCAGCCCGGCCACGAGGTCGGCGCGCGACGTGATGCACCCGGCCGCCCCCTTGCGGGTCCCCTCCGCCGCCTGGGCCACCGAGGCGGGGATGTGGGCGATGACCGGCTTACCGGTGGCCACCAGCGGCGCCCACACGTCGTCAGCGGCGTCCCACTCCATCGACAGGAAGTCCAGGTTCATGCCCTTGACGAAATCCGGGTACCAGGTCTGACCGCGGTTGCGGGCGTAGGCGTAGCCCCACGTCGCCCACCCGGCCTGCTTGACCTTGGCGAACAGCCACCCGGAGTCGGCGAACGCCTTGATGACGACACGGTCCTTGTAGTCCTTCAACAGGGCCAGGTACTCGTCGGACCGGGCCATCTCCGTCTTGGGGTCGAAGATGGTCACGTGCGTGCCCCCGTAGGCCGCCAGGTAGTCCTTCAACGTCACCGGAAGGGCCTCGGGGCGAGCGGCGAAGGCCTGCTGCACCTGGGCCCAGGTCATGTCCCGAATGGGCGTTGACGGCCCGCCCAGGCGCGCCAGGGTGGAGTCGTGCGAGGCCAGCCACACCCCGTCCGAAGTCCTGTGGCAGGAGATCTCCAGGGCGTCGACACCGCACTCCACCGCCCGGGTGTACGCGGCCATCGTGTGCTCCACGACATCCCCGGCCCCGCTCATGCCCCGGTGCCCGACGACGATCCCCTTGCGCCCTGCGCCCGCCTCCTTCAGCGCCGAGGCGAACCTGGCCCCGTAGGGCATGATCGACACCCCCGCCCGGGTCTGCTCGCCGCCGAACCACAGGGGCACCGTCGTCCCGTCAAGAGCCTCCCCGCCGCCCCCGGCCGCGGCCACCAGACCCACCTGCGCCCAGGCGGCCGGGGGGTTCGCCGCCGCGCCATCGGGGGCCCGGTCCGCGGCCCCGAGCACCGCGCGCACCGCCGACCAGGACTCCGTCGTCGACACGTCCGCCAGCCCGTCGGCCACCACGGCCCCGCCCTCAAGGGTCCAGGCCGCCATCTTGTTGTCCTTGGTGCCATGGGCGACCGACACGAGCAGCCGGGCCGTAGCGGGGGCGGGCGCCGTGGCCACCACTGCATTCCACTGTCCGACGGCCGCCCGCTCGGCGTCGACACCGGCCAGGACGACCAGCACGGCCCTCTGGCGGGCGGTCCAGGCCTTGGTCTTGACCCACCATTCCACGCCGCGGGTGTCGGTGGCACCCGTCACCTTCCGCGTGGCCACGTAACCGGACCGGTTGGTGCCCCCGATCTGCGGCTGCCACGTCCCCGTCCACCCCTCGGGGATGGGCGAGGGCGTCGGGTCGGCCTGGAGCTGGGCGGCCATGATGAGCACGGCCAGGTCGCCGGGCTCACTGGTGGTGGTGAGGGGGTCGCCGACACCGGCCTGGGCCCGGCCCACGGCCGAGGAGCGCACGACGACGCCCCCTTCGAGGGCGGCCCGCTCCCGCAGCACCATGGTTCCGGAGCGAGCCCCCGCGGGTGCGTGTTCGCCGGTGCGCAGGGTGATGACGGTGCCGGTGCCGGTGAGAGCGGGCAGGAGCCCTCGGATGGCGTCGGTCTCGGTGCGGAGGGCGAACCTCCTGTCGGCTCCGGGGCGCGAGTAGACCTCGTACGCGGTCATGGCTCCTCTCCGTTCGTATACTTATACAGGCGCCGGGGGTGTTCATGCACCCCCGGCGCCGTCGCGTCAGCCCTCGGAGCCGGGGTCGTAGACGTGCGCCAGGGCCAGGATGTTGGCGAGGGCCCCGGCGGCCTGGGCGGCGGCCTCGGCCCACTGCCGGGCGTCGTCGGCGGTCCAGAATCCGAAGGCGGCCCCGACGGCGAGGGCGGCCGCCACGAGGGCGTAGACGGCCTTGCGCTGGGGGGCGGTGATGGTGATGGCCTTGTGGTTGGCCACTGGTTCCTCCTGGGTGGGTTGGGGGCGGGGGACTACCACAGTCTACCGGTGCCCGCCGTGGAGGCGTTCAGCGCCCGCTGGAGGGCCTTGACGGTGGCGGGGCCGTCGACGCCGTCGATCCAGTCTCCGAAGTCCCAGTCGGCGGGCACGTACTCGCGGTGCCAGGCCCACACGAGGAACTGGAAGGCCTTCCAGGTGCGTTCGCCGTCGATGCCGTCGACCTCCAGGCACCCCGTGCCGATGAGGTTGGTCAGGTGGGCGGAGCCGACCGCGCTGTTGAGGAACCGCTGGAACGCCTCGATGCAGGCGGACCCGTCGTCGTCGAGCACACCGTCGATGGGCGTGCCCATGACCTGCTGGAAGCGGGCGACGGTGCGCGACCCCCACTCGCCGTCCACGGCGAGCAGCTCCTGGCCGTCGGGGGCCGTGGGCCGTGCAGGGGCCGGTGCGGCGGGCGCAGCGGAGCGGGTCACGACGGGGCCGCCGGAGGGGGCCAGCGCTCGCAGGGCCGCCTCGGAGGCGTGCCACACGTCCAGGTCCAGGTCGCCCCCGTAGCCGGGCACCCGTCCCGTGCCCGTGTACTGGTGCATGCGCCCGTCGGTGCTCCAGGAGCCGTCCGTCCAGGGCGAGGCGTCCCACCCCGTGGGCTTCTCGTCGGCGTACTGCGCCACCCACGGCACGCACCCGTAGTCCTGGGCGACCTGCCACGGGTAGCTCCCCGAGGAGGCGTACAGCAACACCGGCTTGCCCGTGGCCGACTGCACCTTGCCGACGATGATCGACAGGTACGCCAGGTTGCCCCAGGCCGAGTTCTCGATCGACTCCCAGTCGATGGCGTAGAAGACGTCGTCGGCGTGCCCGGTGGCGCGCACCGCGGCCAGGAACCTGTTCGCCTCCGCGAGGGCGTCGTCGGCGTTGCCGTTGTCCCCACCCCCGACGTAGTGGTACACACCGGTGGGCCGCCCCAGGGCCAGGGCCGCCTCGATCTGCTCGACGTGGTTCGGGTTGGTGGTGGCGTAGGCCCCGGCGTCCTGGGTGACCTTGACGATGACGAAGTCGGGGTTGACCGCGCCGATGTTGATGCCCGCCTGCCACTTGGAGATGTCGACACCGAGCAGCGGCCCCGGCTTGCCGCCGGAGGGGGCGGACGAAGAGGAGGCGGAGGGCGGGGCGGGGGTCGGAACGACCCCCGCGTACCGGTGGCAGGAGGTCCACGCGCCGCGCTGCGTATAAATATGCGCCGAGTAGGATACGAGCCTGGTCTCCGAACCGGTCTGGTCGCCGACGGCCCCGCCGGTGATCTCCCCGCGCTCGTCGATCCACGCCTCCGCCAGGACCGGATCAGAGGGGTTGTCGTCCACGACCATGGCGACGTGCCCGACACCCCCCTCGTCCTTCGACGACAGGACCACGTCACCCTTCCGGAAACCGCCGTCGGGCGTCATGGCGGCGTCGTCCCAGTGGACCTCCCGCCAGCCCCGCGCTTCCAGCTCGGCCCTCATCGACCCCGTCCACGTGGACGCCGGAAGCAGACGCGGGTCACCGTCCCCCGCGTCCGCGGGCACGACACCCGCCGCCCGCAGACCCAGGTTGCACGCGGCAGCGACCATGGCCGAGCAATCCGAGTCGACCGCCCCGGTCAGATGGGGCGTACTGACATAGGACAGGTCCCGGATCTCCTCCCGCGTCCCCTGATCGTACCCGACACCCCCAGCCTCGTCCGTGGCGCACCAGTACGCCATCCTCGCCGCGGCCTCGTCCCCGACAACGCTCATGTCGGCTCCTCCTCCTTCTTTCCTCGTCCTTATGCGATTACGGCCTGACGGGCAGCGCCGTCGACAGGGCCCCCGGAGCGGCCTCCTTCGCCTCCATGATCCAGCCCTCGATCGCCAGCCCCGCCGCCTTCGACGCCGTCTTGGCGGCCTCGACATGCGCCGCCGTCGTCATGCCCGCCCACCACAGCCCGGGCTTCTCCGGGTGGTTCTTGATGGCCGTCAGCACCTCCGGCTTGGAGGTGTCGTTGGACCGGCAGGCGATCATGTCCACGGCCTTCAGGGCGCCGATGTCCTCGGCGGTCCACGGCCCCGACGGCTTGTACGCCAGACGGGGCAGCACCTTCAGCGCCGCATCCGCCTTCGCCTTGGCCCTGGCCGCGTTCAGCGTCCCGTTGGTGGCGACGATGACCCGCTTCGCGGCGTTGGCCCCGTAGCGGGCCAGTAGGAACTCCATCATCTTGCGGTCGTACACCCAGTAGTCCGCGATGATGTCGTTCGACGTGTCCATGCACTCCACGATGATCGGCGTGCGCGCCGGGGCGGCGTCCAGGATGTCGAGCGCCTCGCCCAGGGTGGCCACCGTCCCATTCACGTCCTCGACGGCCTTGAGCTGTGGAACCGTCGACTGGTTGATGCGCACGGCCGCACCGCCGCCCTTCGGAGTGATGGACGACACCGTGGACGTCACGAACCTGTCCGCGCCCTCGTCCTTGCTCATGCGCACCGGCAGGGCCGCCGACCCCCGCAGGGCTGCGCCGCCCCCCTCCGGCAGCTGCGCCAAGGCTGCTTGCAGGGCGGAGGCCGACAGCGCCCCCCACTTCACGCCCCAGCGCGCGTCGCGCACGTCGGCCGCCGCCCCGCAGGGGCGGCCAGCGGGCTGGGGGCCCGGGCCCGGGGCGGGCGCCGGGCGGACGACGACGGGCCCCTTGGAGATGATCCACTCGCGCAGCGCTTGCACGCCCTCGATGACCCGGTCCGCCAGCTCGACGCCGAAGGCCTGCGCCCCGGCCACGTTCACGTGCGTCTCGTCGCTCATGAGCCACAGCGCCCGCGTCCCGCTGGCGGGGGTCTTGCCGACGGCCCCCCGCCCCGACAGCACGGCCGTCCTCCTCGACACCGGCGCCGACGGCAGGAACGACGCCAGGTAGGGGTCGGCGGCGTCGGGGTTCGCGCTCGGGACCCAGGCGTCAGCCACGACCTCGTAGTTGACGCCCTCGTGGCAGATGATCTCGCCCCGCACCCAGTGCCGGTTGGGCGATGAGGCCGGGTCCCACCGGGTGGCCGGGCTGGTCGCGACGCCGAGCCAGTCACTGAACCAGATCCCATTCGTGAGGCCCCCGGCGAGGTCCACGCCGTCTTTGACAGCGTGGACGTTCTTGTGCGAGGAGCCCGAGTAGGTGCGGTACTCAGAGGTCGGCTGGGGCCCCACGACGATGATCGGCAGGGCGGGGGCTCTCGTGCGCACCCGGTCGACAAGGGCCTTGACGGACTGGCTGATGGCCTTGGGGCCGGAGGCGGGGTCGGAGGGGACGGGGGGCTGGTCGATCGCCCAGTTGTCGTTCACGGAGCCGACGACCACCAATAAGGAGGGGTGGGCGTCGAGGACGGCGTCGACACGCTTGGGGGCGCTGAAGAACCCGGTGTCGCCCTGCGGGGTCGGGGTCGGAACATGGGCCCACCCCGTGGACCCCTGCCCGCTGACCGCGGCCCCGACACCGAGCCTCTTGGCGGCGATCTGGGGCATGGTCGCCTCCTCGGGGGCGCCCCCCTGGCCTCCGGCGCCGGGGGTGCTCCAGGAATCGCCGATGAACCCGACGACCACGGTTGAGGGGGCGCTCGGGCCGCCGAGCCGGGGCAGCATGTTCGCCAGCACCAGCTGGGCCCGCACCTGCTCCTTGAGGGTCCCTATCTCGGCCCCCTGGGCGATCTGCGCGCTGGTGAGGGCGTTGACGTCGGCCTTGGGTGCGAAGCGGTTGTCGGCTCCTGTCTTCGAGTACACGTCGTAGGTGGTCATGGTCGTCGGGGGTCCTCGTTCGTCGATGTCGTCATGGCGGGGTCCTTCTCAGCCCACGACGACGATGTTGTCGTTGCCGGGGGCGGGGTCGAGGGTGAGGACGTCGCCCTCGCCATCGAGGGGGGTGATGGTCAGCCCGGGCGCCGGTTGGGGTGCGGGGGGCGTGGGGCCCTGCGGGCCCGCGGCGAGCTGGAGCACGACGGGGTTGTTGTTCCCCGGGGCTCTGAGGGCGGCGCTGTAGGTCTTGTTGTCGGGGGGTGGTGTGGTGAGGACGGCCGTGATCGTGTCGCCCTCGTGGGCGGGGATGTCGACGTACGGGTCGGTGCGGCTCTCAGGGGGCAGCCGGAAGGGGCTGTGGGCGCTGGTGCGCATCGACACGCCCTGCGGGCCGGGGGCGGGGAAGAGGAAGGCCCCGGGGGCGGGATCCGCGGCGTAGCGGCCCTCGTAGGCGATCGACACCGGGCCGTCGATTCGCGGGGCCGGGTCGGCGGCCTCGACACGAAGGGTTACGAGGCCGCCTGCTCGGAGGGCGGGAGGCGCCGGGCTCGGCGGCTTGACCATGATCCGCATGACGCCAGCGTAGCACGGAGGTTCGCGCCTGTTCCGGCGGAGAGGTCGACACCCCCTCCTGCTTCTCCTTCTTATTACTGCGCGCGGGCGTGCGTGTGCGGGCGCGCGATTATAACCGGGTGCGGGGATCTGTCAAGGGCTTGTCGACACCCCCGGGGTCTTGGCGGGGGTGCTGACGACGGTGCGGGGGCGCGGAAGGGCTTTGGGCCGGGCTGTGACTGGCGGGGGCCTTGGGGCGAAAGAGGAGGAAGGGGTTCGCATAGTTGATAGTAAAACTATGAGCCCCTGGGCCCCGGAGGGGAGTTCGACACCCCCTCTTCCCTCTTGAGGGGAGGAGAAAACGGAAGGGGATCGTCACACGAGCAACAGGGGCATCTGTCTTCGGAAAACCATAATTCTTGGTGGTGGTTGGTGATGTTTGGTGTTGTCTGGTCACATGCGTAACAGAAAGGGGCGGCGAGGGTGAGGGGCGAAGAGGGGTTGGGAGGGCGTGACGAAGGTTACATTATTCATTTCAAGCGTAGGGAATGATACGCAAGAGCTGTTGCAGGTTGTGAAAGGGTTCAAGGGGGTGTAACTAAAGGGGGGTTCTGTTAGGCCCGACTAACCACGACTCTTCGTTGGATGGGAGGGGGGAAAGAGGGATGGGGGGACTTCCGTCCTATGTGACGGGTGGTGTTGGTGAGAAGGGAGGGAAAATGTACCTCGATGTGGGGTGGGCCACGTTTATGCATGCGTGGATAAAATCGTGCATAAACATTTGGAAACACTCTTCAGGTGAGGGGCGATGGTTTTGACAGCATGATGCGTACTCTGCTACGCGAGTAGGGAAGTCGGGGGTTTAGGTGGGCAGGGTGCGGGGAAAGATGAGCGACCTCACACCCGCGTGCCACGCCCCGTCGTTGAGAGCATCCGATTTCGCCTTCGCCGCTGCGTGGCTCACATCACATTGATTTCTCCCTGCGCGCGCACTAGAATGCCCCGCTCAAAAATCCCCCGGTATGTAGACAGTCTACTAAGTAAATTGTCATAATATACCTTATCGGCACCTTTCCCTACGGTGCCAACGAAAGGTCCCCATGGCAGAGACGCCCGTCCTCCGCCAAATCGAAACGCTACATCCTGCTACACTCACTGTGCTCTTGCTCACATACGTTCTGTCAAGACACATGACTCACCGCACACAAACTCACCCTTGCGTTTTCCTCCCTATGGTGCTATCACGCGCGCGTGCGCGTATGCGTGCCCATGCCCATGGGGGCACAGATACCCCCAGGGCTCGCTGTAAGCCACGCTGACGGCCTATCGGGCATGCCCCGGTGTAACTGCCTAGGGGTAGGGGTATAGGCCGTCCTAGGCCCCGTACAGCGACGATTCGTCTTTGTACTGATACAAACCACGCAGCTAGGCTATTTCGACGCTTGTCTAATGAGCACCGAGCCGGGGCCGGGGTCTACAGAAATCGAGGTCAAATATTGTGAATTGTGGCCCAGGACACACTCAAATATTGTGAACTGTAACCTACGTCACAGTCAGGTAAGAGATAGAAAATAGTGAACCGAGACCTACGTCACATTTAGCCCCGAATAGAAAATAGTGAACGCTTGTATAAAGAATTATGCTTCTCTAATTTCTGTCTTTCTTAATCTCTATCATTATCTATCATCTATCATTATCTATCATCTATCATTATCATTATCATTATTATCTATTATTGATATAGCCATTTATGCACTCAACCGTATCTTTATGCATATGATCCAGATCACAAACCAACTTTTTTGGGACGATTTTTCACTACTTTCTATCCTCCCCAATCCATCCTTTTCATACCCCCACGCGTGTTTGCTACTCACGCATGCACATAACAACGTTATCTTCAACACCCATCCCCTGTGATCCCCATCTCATTTCCCATAGCATACTTCCTCCGTCCTGTCTACCCCCATTCCTCCGTATCCTTCGTCACACTTCTCCTCCCCGAGGATGATACGCCTGACGTAATACCACGCCACACGTACCTACGTCACGCACAGTATGTTTCGGTCAACCGAAACTTTCGCCTTAACCCGAAGGAGGTTTCGGGACTTTCGTCCCTTGCCTTACCCCCATCCTTGTGCATCCCCGCTTCTATGTGCTCTAGGTCACGCGCTGGCGAGACGAGCGCGCGTGCGACGCAGGAGCACGCACGTGAGGCAGCCAAGCGCATGTCGACTCCCCGCCCCGCCCCGCCCAATCCCTACTCACTTGTTTCACGTGAAACCTGCGAGGATCATCCCCGCCAACCCAAGAGATAGAGTTCGACATGCGCCCGGGCTGGCGCTTCGCTGCGCTCACCGCCGTCGTCCCGCGCTCGCTCCGCTCACCGGTCCTGCGCCGTGCGCAGGGGAGAGGATCGCCGGCTATGTCGTGCCCCGCGGCTGCGAGGATGATCCCGCTCTATTCCTACTCAGTGGTTTCACGTGAAACACGCGAGGAAGGAAGGAAAGGAGGAAGCATCATCCCCGCCCGACTCAAAATGAGACGCAGAACACACCATCCGACCGCCCCATCCCCTTGACTCACCCTCACCTAGAGAGTACATTTATACCTGTCAGAAGGAAACGCCAACCGAAGGGAACCAAGATGAACCCGAACCCCCGCCTCACCCCCGCGGCCCGCCGCCTGCGCACCGAGATCATCTGCCGCTACAGCACGATGTTCACCCGTGCGCGGCCCTATAGGGACCTGAACCCCGCGGCCCCGCTCGCCCTTGATCCGCGGGGCGACGCCGCCCACCTGACCCAGAGCGTGCGCGATGAGGCGCCCGCCGACGCCGACGCGGTCCTGGCGCGCGTCGTGGCCTCGCTGCCCGCCCGCACCATGGATGACCTGAACGTCAGCCGTGAGGCCCTTCTCGGGGCGCTCATCGCCTCCCGGCCCTACCAGCCGGTCTACGCCTGACCACCTGAACGTCCGCTCACGCGGGCGGCCCCGGACCACAGAGACGAGCGTCGTGCAAGCCGACGCCGGGGCGCGATGACAACTCAACAGTGCTAGTGCGCCGCGCAGGAGGATTCCTCGCTTCTGCCGACTCCCGCATCTGCGGGCCCGATCTCCCGAGTTTGAACCTCAAACCTAAAAGAGACGCAGAACACAGATTCAAGGCTTGAGATTCCCAAGGCGGCGCGCTAGACTAGAGTCATCACAGAGGGATAGGAAAGCAAAAGCCCCAAGGGCCAAGCGGACCTAATACCCCGGGAAGATTGAGAACTACATATTCGGCCCCGTGCAATAGACGGTTAAAAACGGGGCTGAGCGGCCGGTAGGCCAGACGTACTCCGTGCCATAAGGTCATGAGGACGTCCCATAGCGCCGACGATGCGTCGCGCCCCGCCCTACGGCGGGACCGATTTCCGTCGGCCGGGACGAACCGAAGTGATTTTAGGTGTGAGATGAACGGAGATAAATCGAAGTATACGGCCCGGTAACACCAAGCGGGCGTCTCAGAAACGCCCCGGTCACCCGCATGGTGACGAGAGGACTCTGTCAAAAGAGGACCGGGCGCGATCCCGCCCAATCGCGGGACCATCCCCACCAACCCATCCCCATAAACCGGAAGGAAACCACAATGAACCTCAAGACCTACTATCGCACCGTCGTGGCCGATCTGCGTCTGCGGATCGCCGATATCGCTCCGGCGCTCGCCGCGCGGGGCGGCCTTGTCTACAATCTCTCCATTGACGGCGCCGACGCCGTGATCCGGCTCGGGACGCCATCGCGTCCCATCCTCGGGTACCTCAGCGGCGCCAAGAATGACGCCTGTCTCTACCCGGCGGACGGCGGGGACGCCATCCGGCTGGCCGACGACGATGCCCCGTGGGCCGTCGCTGCTCTGGCAGCCCGGTATCTGGCGGCCGAAGCGGGCGGCGGTCTGCGCGCCTGTGGGACCGACCGCCAGGGCGGCCGCGTGATCACGGCGCCCGTCGGTGCCGGCGGAGTGATCCTCGGGCTCGGAGACGACCGTCTGCGCACTCTGGCGCAGATTCGGCATCGGCTCACTCGCGCCGCCGCGCACGCCGCGGCCCGGACCATTGAGCACGCGATCGAGGCGGCCACTGAGGGCGCGAAGCACGTGGTACGCAGGAACGGGAAGATCTACGGCGACTGCGGCAAGATCATCGTCGCCGTCGACTGGACCGACGACGGCACCGTCACCCTCACCGGGCCCGACGGCGCCGCTCACATGATGCGCCCGGGCCGTACTGAGCCCGTGGACTGGCGGGACATGGATGAGATCGTGCGGCCCGTGATCGGGGCCGTGGACGCCTATCTGCGCGACCACGACTACTATCTCTGACCCGCCCTGCCCCCACTATCAGCCCGGCCGCCCCACGGTGGAGGCCGTAGCGCGGTTCGATCCCGCGCCCGGGCGCGATGCACGTGAAACGGCGTGCACTAATCCACTCAGAACCGAAAAGGAGACCAAAATGTACTGTGACACGCCGGAAGTGCTTGAGGCACTCAAGCACGTACCCCCGCCGCCCACTGGGTGGGCGGGATTCAAACACAAGTACCCCCAACTGGCCGCCGCGACCGAGTACACGATGAAGAATACCGACGGCCGCCTCAAGCGGGGCGTCGTCGTTGAGTACTCCTTCCGGGACGCTGAGGACGACGGTGAGGAAATCTTCCGTGAGAAGGTTTCTGACGATTTCGCTCTGGCCGACTGGCTTATGGAGTACGGTTACTGAAAAACCGTACTCCATTAACCCCGCGTAAGCGGGGATGCGCCTGAAAGATCGGCGCTCCGCGACAATGCGGCCCCAACCGAAGAGAGAAGAGAAGAGAACCATGACCACCTACGTGAACCTGACGCCCCACACGCTCAATGTTCGTGCGCTGGACGGGAGCACACTCGTGCTTCCTCCGTCGCCCAACGGGGCGGCGCGCGTCGTGTATGACCGTCTGCCTCCCGAGCAGACGAACATCGCCGGACACGAGGTGCAGATCAGTGTGGCCGGGAGCCCGCGGGAGATCGTTGGTCTCCCCGAGCCCGAGGAGGGCGTCGTCTACGTCGTCGCCAAGGCCGTCGCGGACGCCGCGACGGCTCACCGCGGGGACCTGATGAGCCCGGGTAAGCTCATCCGGGATGCGGATGGGAACGTCACTGGCTGCGACGGCCTTACCCGTCGCGCCTGAACCCCGCCGGCCACCAACCGACCCACGAAGAGAGAGAACAGAAATGAACCCCAAGGACGCCGCGCCGATCGCGGCGGCAATCGTTTTCGCCGGCGGGCTGGCCGCCGGGATCATCGCCGTCATCGCGAGCGGCGAACCGGCCGATCCCCGGCCCGCCCCGGCCGTCGTCACGACGCAGCCCGCACCGGGCGCCACTCATCTGGCGCCCCGGTGCTTCGAGACGTCCACGGCGGGAGCCGAGGACTGTGCGTGGGTTCCGATCGCGGCCTGCCTCACCGATGAGGACGGCGACGACGCGATCCCGCCCTCTTACGAAGGCTGTTACTGGGACGCCCCGAACCGGGGAAACCGTGAGGGCAGCAGTTACGTGTACTGGCGCCAGAACCGGGGCTGAACTCGGCCCTGAAACCGAGCCGCGGCGGGGACGCCATCCACTGGTACGGTCCCAACTGGCCCACTGTCGCCGAAGTCCGGGAGAGGATCGCCTCTCTGCTGATCTCGTCCTGGCTCGTCCAGGACCGGGACGAGTCGGGATTCTTCCTCGGCGACGAGCCCGGTTCGATTGTGACGCCGTGGGGCGTGGTCCCCGCCCGTGTCATCTTCGCCCCTCGCAAGGGCAACGACATGCCGTGGGAGAACCTGGACGCGATTCTGCGCCACGTCGACGCCGCTCTCGGCGTTGACCGAATCACCGGGGACGCGGTGAGGGCGTTCGTCGAGTGGCGGCTGCGCATTCCGGTCCCGGCGCGGACCAGGGCCGTGTTCTACGCCCGCGACAATGGTGGGCTCCAGATGGTCTTCTACCCGCGGCACCCGCTGCGTCCCGCGGCGGACAACGTGAGTTTCATCTGGGGCCCGGACGGGGCCCCGCTCGGCGGGGAGCGGGAGGAGTACGAGTGGGGCGTTGTCGGCCTCTACGAGGCGATCCCCATCGCCCCGACCGAGGATGACCTGACCAAAGCGATCCTGATCTACGCCTGACAACAACCCACAAAATCGAGCCGGCGCGGGACGAAAGTCCAATACTCTTCGCCCGCCCGGCCGCTCCCGTCGCCCCTTAGGGCCGCATTGCGGGTTCGAGCCCCGCCGGGAGCACGACCAACCAACCTAGAAGAGAGGAAGGAACAACCATGAACCTGGCCACATGGCTCAACGAACAGGCCCGCCTTGTGCGCGTCGCACTCATGAACGGGGACCTTGCTGCGGCCCGCAACGCATTGCGGTTCACCTTCGAGGACGGGGACGCGCCCGACGGGATCAGGCCGGACATGATCATCCGGCTCGCCCTGTTCCCGCTGGCCGACGAGGAGCTCGACGCCGTCCGGGACGTCTTCATCCGACGAGCCGGGGCGTCCTTCGGGGACAACGCCCCCGACGAGGAGATCAGGGCCGCCCTGTTCTCGGCCCTGTACCGGGAGCGCGCATGACCGAAGAGGAGGAGAACAACGAAGCCGCCGTCTGGGACCGGATCCTCGCATACATCCCCGCCCCGTTCCGAAAGCGCATCGCAGTGCTCGAAAACGCTGTGGTCATGCGTTTCTCCTGGGTGGGGCCAGCGCACATCCTGGCGAGCATCAACCTACAGCGGGACGGCTACGAGCGTGACGTCGTCATCAGGAACTCGTGGCCGCTGCGCCCGATCCCCTTGGAGGCGGACCGGGCCCAACTCATCGCCCGGGTTCTTGTCGACGCCGCCTTCGAGACGGTCCTGGAATCCCTCCCGCTGGCCGTCAAGCCTCCGCTGGAGCTCGACGACGCCGGGGAGAACATCATCTGGGCGCCGACGGGACGGAAGGGAGCGCACCTGCCCAGCTTCGAGCAGGTTGTGGACCTGAAGCAGTATTTGCTCCGGGCCGCGGGCTTCGAGTACCGGGTCGCCCTCGCGGACGCCCTGCGCGACGCGGTCGATCAACGGACCGGGAAGAAGGACACGACGGTTGCGTGGGGAACCCGGAGGAACATCGTGAAGCGCAAGGACCGCACCGTAGAGATCTATGGGTACGAGCCCATGGCCTCGATCTTCCTGGGCGGGCGCCCCGGCCGGGAGGGCCGCACGGTCGCGGCGGCGGACTACGGCGTCATCCGGGACGAGGACCTGCTCGCCCCGGCGGTGTCGTTCCTCCGGTTCGAGGTCCGAACAGCAACAACCAACCCAACGAGAAGAGGAAGCATTCATGAACGAAAACGAGAACGAGGCCAAGACCGGCACCGACGAGCTCATCGAGCGGATTGTCGACGCCCTGAACACGGATAACGCACCGGAGTGGAACCCTGCTCCCAGCTGGGCCGACTACGTGCTCACCTGGGAGGGTCTGCGCTGCCTGGCCAACGACCTGCTCGGCCGCAAGCCCTACGACGGGCGGGACCCGCTCGCCGAGCCCGTGCTCCGGGGCTTCCTGGAATCCGCCCTGAACGCGGAGGGCTATGTCGTCCTGCCGGCGAACTGGACCGACGACGGGAACAAGCACTACGGACCGCTGTGCCCCCAACACGAGGCCCGGCACAGGTACGAGGGCCGAAAGGTCGGGACCGTGCCCGACCCGTCCTGGGTGGGGGCCGTTTGTGTCGACTGCTGTCGCACCGTCGACGGCGCCACACGGGAGGCGACCATCTATGTGTGGTGACCTGGCCCGGTTCGTCGTCAAGATGCTCAACGCCCGCCGGTGCGCCTGGCCGTGGCGGGAGCGGATCGTGACCGGGGAGGACGTCCGAGGCATCCTGAGGCGCCTCGCCATGGACGAGGACGAGGTGAGCGGCTGGCTCCGGGATTGTGGACAGTGGATGTCCATCCTGAATGCCCTTACGGACAGCGGGTACGTGTACCTGGATTCGCGCTCGGCTCAGCAGCCCTACGGTCCCCTGTGCCGTAGCTGCGAACGGGAGGTGTGCCCGGCCGAACTGGGGCGGGCCGACGTGGCCGGGGAGTCGGACTGCGCCCGGTGCGCGAACCCGATCCCGGGAAGCGGCCGGGGCGTGTCGATCTACGTGTGGTAGCCCCGCACGTTAACAGCCGGGGACGGGATCGGGAACGGCGTCGCGTTTATGGGTCGGCACGGGCCGTACTGCGGACGTGAATCCCCGGGGGTTCGACTCCCCCGTCCGGCACGGGTTCCGAAACGGGAACCAGAAGGAAAGAGAAGAGAGAAGGAGAATGAGAACACTTCAACAGATCATCACCGAGATCACTAGGGACACGCCCTCGGCCAGAGTCACGGGAGGACAGCAGACATACGCCCTTATCGAGATCCCCGGTTCCGGGGGAGCGCACGCAGTCATCTATCTGGCCCCGGTTGGGGAGAACAGTATCGCCTCGGTGCACCACGACGCCGACGACAAGGGCCGGCGGGTCACCTTCAAGCGCGGAAGCGAGCGGGAGGACCAGGTGATCGCGGCGCTAGCCAACTTCCTGGTCCTGCACGAGGTGATCCGGGACCGGCGAGAGCGGGCGGAGAAGGAGAGGAACGCATGATCGAGGAGATCACCTGGGAGACCTTCGATGAGAGGACCAGGGTCTGGATGCGGGTCCTGTCGAACATCCCGACGGAGGCCGTGGTGCGAATGCTGCGCCTGGACCTGAACACCGGCGTCGTCACCCTGCGCGGCGTCGGCGGAGACAAGGTGCTCGGCGTCATCAGCACGGATGACGACATCGGCGTGGGCAGGTCGTTCTTCGTCACACTGAAGGGCGAGCCCATGGACCCCATTCCTTACGAGTCGGGATACGCCCGCAACATCGCCCTGGCC